CATCTGGCAAACTGTCAGCCACCGCCTGTGCTGTCTGTGCGGCGGTTTCAGCGGCTTTGCGGTCTGTGGCGACCTGTGCGGCTATCTTTTCCATTTCCGCTTTATCGTATAAAATCACCGTTTTATCATCAGTGATATATACGATTGTTCCGTCTTTTATAGTGGATTTATCAACGGCTTCCCACTCGGCTTTTGTACCAATCCACTTTTCGCTTTCAACCTTATTGCCTAATTCGGTAACAGATTTTTTAGCATTAGCCGCCATACCTCTAGCAATAATATCTGTAGCCATAAATCCACCTCCTTAATATGTGATCGTTCCCCAAATTTTGTTTACACCCTTGACATTTTTAACAGTTACACTATAGTAACCACTAACATCTCCTGCATAAACATTTTCTGTTGTAATCGTATCAACTGTTGAGAAGTCGCTCAGATCGACCATCATAAGCACTTCCTCTGCACCATTCTGAGTCAGTTTTCCTACAACCTGAAAACTGCCAGTTCCCGAAGCCTGTACTTTAAAATCAGCACCAATGCCAACTTTCAGCTCAAAAGCTTTTCCGTTTTCATACAGGTTTCCGTTTGTAGCACAATACGCCATAGTTCATCTTCCTTTCGTATAAATAAAATATAACAAGGGCGAAGCTGTGTTACCTCGCCCTTTAAAAACAAAAATAATTAGTATTATTTAATAGCACTTGCAAGCTTCTTGATAAACTTCTCGCCTGCAATACTATTCTGCTTATAGCCCCACTTTTTCAGCAGAGCATTAACAGCCTTTTCAGTACCCTCACCAAAAATACCATTCTCGTCAAGTGTGACGTTGTGAAGTTTTCTTGCCTTAGCTATGATGAGCATTTCTTTTAGAGCAAGAACACCACTGGTCTTATCACCCTTTTTGTAACCAGACTTTTCAAGTGTTGGAAGTTCATTAGTTTTTTGCTTTTTAAAACCATTAAGACCCTTTTTCTTTATAATTGCGGTAAAATCTTTATAGGCATAATTGCAATCACAGTTTCCATTTACACCTGAAACCGAGCCTTTACTTGTGTACTGCCACATACCATAGCTACCACCGTATGAAGGCTTTGACTTGTCAAATTCGGCAAGCCATACACAATATTTGTTTTTACAATCACTAGGAACTTTACTGTTAAGAAAAGCAGTATAGCTATAAAGCATTACATAATAATTTTTCTTTTCACAATAACCGCAAAAAGCATTAATTATACTACCTATAGTAGAAGCCGATAAATCGCACTGTGTACAATCTTCTATATCAAAAGCAATAGGCATTTCAAAAGTTTTACCCTTGATTGCCTCAAGAAACACCTTGGCTTCTAATTCGGCTTCTGCCTTTGTTAGAGCATATGAATACCAATAAGCACCAACTTTAAGTCCTGCTGATTTTGCCTTTTTGTAATTGGTTTCAAAACATTCGTCTTTCTGATCGATATGTTTGCCGTAGCCTGCGTTTATCATAACAAAGTCATATCCTGCCTTTTTTACTTTGTTAAAATCTACATTAGTACCCTGCCAATGGGAAACATCTATACCTTTTATTGTTGTTGCCATATGTATACTTCCTTTCCAATTAATCTTCCTTTACAGGCAGTTTATTTAATTCGTCTACACAGTTATGCACAAAACTATTGCCACCAATAGATGAATAGCTTTCGTATAGCCTTGCGAGATTTTCTTTTTCATATAGCGAGATACTATTTTCTTTCATTCTTGAATTATAAATCGCTAAAATAGAATTTCTCAGCGTAGCCTGCAAAGCCAAACTTTGTTTTTGTAACTCAGCTTCCATGCTTTGATTCTGTTCTACCTGTCTTTCCACTAATATTGTTAATTTATCTATTTTTTTATTTAGATTATCTTTACCACTTGTTTTTGAAATCCACCCTACAAATCTATTTCTTATTGGCTTAACAATAATTGTTATCAGTGCCAAAATGGTCGTAATGCTTCCACAGTAGGTAGCAATTTCCTTAACTGTGTTCATTTACTCACCGCCACCATTCTTAACCTCGTCAATAAAATCTGTGAGTGATTTATAATTCATATCCTTAACAGCACTTTCAAGCAAGATAACAAGCTCTACATCGGAAATCTTAATGCCCTTTTCTTCAAGCAGGGCAAGCATGGTTTCTTTAGCCTTTTCAAGCTTTTCTGTGCCGTGAACGTCTTTATAAATCTGTTCTATATACTTAACCGTTGTAGCCGCCACATCTTTCTTAATGCTGTCATTTGCGATTTTTGTATACTTCGATTTTACAAAACCGACAATAGCCGTCATAACCGCTGTTAAAATTACAGGCAAATACTCTGTAATCATCTGAGTAATAATCTCTTTCATAACTTTTCCTCCAATAATAAAAGAGGGTTGTTAGCCCTCTTTCTATTTAAGTATTATTTTTATATGTTTTTTATCAATACGTTTGATAACCCTATAACCACTATCTGACTTGGTTGCCACGCCATTCACACTAGCCGTACAATATCCGTTGACCTTGCACGTTCCGTCATCTTGAACTACTAACTGTCCTAACAAGCCAACTTTGTCATACTCTTTTCTAGCCCCACGAGGAACATATTCAAGCGTATCGTTATAGCTTTCGTTCAATATAAGATTGTGTGACTCGTCATAAATCAACCGTCCATAAACATCTGTTTTATACTTATCATGCCAATCTAATTCAGCAGAGTTACCAACAATAGATGGGTTGGCTGATATAACACCAAGGATATAGTCACCCTTATTTGCAAGTTTGATTTTATCACCGTCAAGCGTAACGAATAATCCAACTCTGTCTTGATTTTTAGTGTTACCGTCAAGCCATTCAAAATATTCGGCATAGTCAGCGCCATTAGTTTTGTATGCACCGCCAGCATAAACATTGCCTGAAAAGTCCACTTGCATTGCAGAATTTTGAGTTAGAGTACCATCTTCTTCTTGACCGTTCCCTATATTAAATAGTATACTTGCATTTTCCGAGCTTTTATAAGTTGATTTTGCATTAAAACCTATAACGGTTTGGTAATCTGCCGTGGCGTTATTCCATGAACCTGCGACAAGACATCCATCATAATTAAGAACATCATTTTGATCTCCAAACACGGCGTTATATTTTGCCATTTGGTCTTTAGTTTTGTTACCCTTAACAATATTCCATGTGCCAACTACAATACTACAAGCTACACCATCTAGCATATTATATTTACCATTAACATATGTATCACGAGAATTGGAAACAGTATTTTCTGCACCACTGCAATCAACTGCCACACTATATTTAGACGTATTCCGCGTACCGCTGACGTGATTAGAAAAACCACCAACGCTAGTATTATTAAAACCTGTTAAGGAATTTAAACTGCTATTTTCACGAAGATAGGGTGCACCGCTAGTGCCAGTTTTCATTTCTGAAAAATCAATATAATTATTGCTGTCATAACTATATTCGTAGCAATGATTTGCTTGACCTTCAACATGGTTATAATCACCATGAGCGATATTTTCAAGATAAATAGTAATATGTTTTGTTCCATCAGGGGTTATAGTATACCAATAAGAATCGCCATAGTAATTAAACTTTTCTGAGATGTGTCTACTACCATTACTATCAACGTATTCAACAAATCGTCCTACACTAGAATTTTGACTTCCTAGAGGTACAGGTTTACCGTTCCTAATAGCAATGTAGCCACTGTTTATACCGCCACCACGGAAATATATCCACACACTGTCTCCCATGCTTAAAATCTCACCTGATTTATTCAGAAAAGATTTTTCAGCACCATTATACTCTAATAGCGAAACAATGGCTGTACAATTTGTAGAGTCGTAGCTTTTAACTGTTCCATAGGTGTAACCAAGTGTTTTTTTATTATCTTGACTTTCCTTAATCAGCTTATTCATTTTAGACATTCTGTACACCGCCTTTACGAATAATCAGCTAAAACCATTTTGCAGTTACCCACATAATTAACACCATTCATTGTAAATTTTACAACAGTTCCGTCAGCAGGAAACACACTACTTTGCCCCATATAAACATAGAATATTCCGTCAGTTTTAGCAGCGTATTGCCCCTCAACCGTGCTATTCAATGGTATATTAAAATCAACTTGTGGTACAAGGTTCGTACCGCCATTGTGCAAACTTTGACTAAACATATTATACAAGCTTGCCATTTTACTTCCTTGATGTCCTGAATTTGAAGTTGGTGTAAAGAAACCTGTAATTTCTGTATTGTCAGATAGTTTTCTCATTTTTGCAATAGCTCCACCTAATACATAGTCATTATCTTCACTTTTAAACAAAATCAACATTCCCCGACTTGTAGTATACAACATGACACTATCAAACTTGTTATAGGCGAAGCTGACATAATCAGCATATGGTGACGTTTTAGTAGAGTCATATTCACCACACCCAGCCCAGTAACGTGATTTTGCAGGGTCAAACATTATTCTAAAGTACGTTGTATTATCAATCCAAAATGTCAAAGTGTTATAATCGGTGGACTCACTATCAGGATAATTTGTTTCAATTTTACTCCAAGTCCATTTATCTTCAAAAAATGTTTTAAGGTCTGCAAACACGGTTTCTGATGAAGTTTGATTTGGTATGCAAGTATAAGTATTTATCATTAATAATCACCGTCCAATTCTGCATTACCGCTTATTCCAATAGATCCACGAGCGTTAGTATTTGTTTCGTTCATATCAACATAATTGATGTTATGTTCTATACAGTATTTTACAACAGGCAAACAATTTGCGTTTGTAGTATCTGTTATACCATTTCCATATGTGAAAATAGTTCCGACTTGTACGTTATCAAGGGTACTAAAATCGGTCATAGTTAAATTATTATATTTCCCAGTTTCTATGTTGAAAGAAGTATGGAAAATAATTTGACCCACACTTTGACATTTGATTGAGTCGTTAGCCAAAATGCAATCATTTGGAATGGAAATGCTGTTTGCAAAAGCAACCTGAATGGCATTGCTCATGATTTCCGTTGTACCATTTGCTACTACAATATCTGACCTACTCATTGGAACACGGCAGAGTTTATTCCCTTGGTAGAGGTTATTCTCAACGACTCTGAAAGTAGTATTAGAACTATCCACAGTAAACTTGTTTAATTTAGGACAATTATTAAACCCTGTAAAGCTAGTCAAAGAAGCTCCAATGGCAACCGTTGTTAATGCAGAGCAATTATTCACGCCCGATACAGATAAAGCCGTATTTGGGATATAAAATGTTGTAATAGCGTTATTGTTTAACCCACCAATCTCTTTTACTTTTCCATCACTCATGAATGACAAACTTTTCAATTTAGGGCAGTTATTAAACCCATTTACCTTCTCACAAGAACTTTCAATTCTTAATGTTGTCAGATTGGGCATATCGTTACAACCCCCAACGTCAACCACATAGCCTGTAGTCGCTGAAGTTAATGAGGCTAAATTATTCATACAGTTCTCAGGTATAACTTTTAAGCTTGTACTATTTGTCATTGGCAATTTTGTCATATTAGGCATATTGCAGAACGATCCGCTTTCAAGCGTAATACCATTACTGTCGGTCACATTACCATAAATCACAACATTAATCGTGTTACCACTATAGCCATTAAAAGCGTTTTTAGGTATTTTGGTAGTACAATTACCCGATTGCAAGTCTAAACTCAGATTTATATTTGCCGATGTATTACTTGCGAAACCGTCTGTATCGTTAATATTGGTGGATCGCCCAATTTGTATACTTTGAAGTCCAGATAAATCTCCATCAATACCTTTGCCCATAAGATAGAATCTTCCCTGCACTGTCGCAGGATAAATAACTAAACTTGTTGTTTCTTTATTTACATACACTACGCATTTATTTGTAGTTGACGCTTTGAGGTTTAAGCTTCCAAAAACATGACTTCCTTTTAGTATCTCATTTCGCTTTATTTCTTCGACACCTGTTTGTTTGCCAACTGAAACCATTGGTGTGAAATTCAAGGTGTAAGGCAGTTCCAAACCATTAACAAATGTGCTATTAGCAAGAAACGATTCGGGGTGTGAAATATCACAATATACTGTAGGAAATGCAATATTGGCAAGTTTTTTACAGCCTGACAACACACCCTCACTGGTCGAAATGTTTGCAAGATTAGCAGGGAAAACAAAGGCTGTTATATTCTCAAATCCGTTTCCCATAGGTGAAGTGAGGTAGGTAGCTTTTACTTTGGAACAATCTATCTTTGTAGTTGTTTCTTTATCAAAAGCATTATCAAAGTTAGTTAAATCATCACTCTCAGACACAACGGTTGTATCGTGCATACCTGAAGAATAATTCTTTTTAAATGTTGAAATTGCGTTTGTATTACGTCTAACTACTTCATTGTCATCATAGCGTATCAAACAACGTGACGGTGACATAGATTGAAATTCTACCGTACTATCTGCCGATAATGTATTGGTAACTGTAACTTCATTTCCTGTTATCCATTGAGCTGTCAGTGTTGCATTGTTATTTGGTACAGTGTACACGTCACCATAATTGTATTTATTGCCTTGACTATCCGTCCACGCAAATAATTTATTCTCGTTATACATATCCTCACCTTGTAAAACGACTTGTTTATTAGGGGCTTGGCTGATACTCTTATAAGTGATAGTATTACCGTCTTTGTCCTTGCCACCATTCGTATTGTAAGATATTGCCACTGTATCACTCGAATTTTCACAGTAAATCGAAATGCAATCTGTGTCAAATGGTAGCCATTGCAGATTAGTGGCTTCAATACTCATTTCAGAAGCCGATAAAGGCATTGTAATAGAGTTTACGATAAATAACTGTTTGTCAAAATTATAATAATCATTACTAACCCTAACGGTATTATCAACATTCAGATGTGGAGTAATCGGCAGATTATAACTTATACCTGTACTCATGCAAGTATGTTGTAGTAACATATATTCGGCTTGTTGCCTACACTTTTCCTCTCCGCTTTCTTCACTTGTATCTCCTAAGGGTATATAATAAGTGCCACCATCCAAACCCTTATAACCAATAGCATTTATATTTACAGGTGATTGTGGGTTTTCATTTTTAGCTGTGTACGAATAAATTTTACCATTTGTATTGTCTGTTGTAACTGTGATAATGTTTACACCGTCATAATTATAAGTATAATTAATATCCGTTTCTGTAATTTCGGTTTCACTCAATTCAAATTGTGGTGACAAATGACGATACCAAGAAGGTAAATTATAGTTGAAAACTCTTTCCATTCTCAATCTACCATTAACATCGTAATAAATGTTAGCACCATACATTTCGGCAATCTTGTCGAAAATTTCACCAAGATAACCGCCCTCATCAACTACAATATCGTCATACAGAGTTACATTATAGAAAATAGGGTCAATAATAGGCTCAACAGGGTCGAGAGGTATATTATTACCCAAATCAAGCATAAGCGTGTCCTTAATTAAAGTCGCAATATTCGTTCCTTTTTTAGAATTAGTTACACTAGCCTGATACTCGACAAGACACATTCTTGAATTTAATGTTCCGTCAAGAAAACCATATTTATCAACACCCTCAACATTTAATCGTCTACCATTAGAGTTTGCTGACTTTGTAACAAAAACACCTTGCGGAAACCAATAAATATTCTCATCAACTTGCAATCCAATAAAGATTTTGAATTTTCGATTGTACCAAAATGGACTATTTTTTTGAGGTATGTATTTGCCACTTCTATCAATAATAGATAAAGAGCAAGACCTACGACAGCCTTGCTCTTTATTAATCGTTATTGAACCATCTGTAGAAGATAAGTCGCTTGTTATTTCACCAATAGCACCTTCATAGTGTGATAAAATTTCCATTTTAACATACATTTTTCGCATTGGCTTATGTAACTCGGCAAGATAAGCATCATCTATTTTACTATAATAATCCATAATACTTCCCTACCTCCTATCTAATAATTATCACATCGTTTATATCTTCAACTTCAATCCAATCATACTTAATATTAGTCAACCCTAATACACTTGTGCTATCATAAATTCTAGTAGGGTTATCTGAGATATTTATAATCCAAACATCGCCCTTGTGAGATTTTAGCATAAAATCATTCTTGCCTTTAATAAATTTAGTCCATGCTTTTACTCTGTCAATATTATCGACTATTTGCCCATCAGGGCAATTAATTGTTAAAAGATCAGCAGAGAAAGAACCACTCTCATAATCTGTTACTGTTCTAGTTGTTTTTGGCTTAATACCTGTTCCTGTGTGTACTGCAAGACCAATATTTGATGTAATATCATTATCGGTCATACCTGTTATAAACTCCCAACACTCAGAAATAGCATAATACTTTTTGTTATATTTTGTACCCAAATCGGTTAAAGAGTATATAAACCAACCGTCCTTGTCTACCGATACTTGCTTTGATTTATATGGTTTGTAATCTCCGTAGCAAATATAATATTCATAAGTCTGCTTATTACCAACCGTTGTGTCAAAAAAGCTCTTTGTATTAGTAGTGCCAAGAAAAACGTAATCTTCTTCATTTACGTTACGTCTAAAAATCTTTGCAGTACCACTAAGAGTTGTGTTCCACGACAGCATTGCTATACGATTATTAATCATTAGACAATTAAAGTTGTTTACTAAATCACCTAACTCGTTGCCTTGGAACGATACTCTTTTGCTAAAATGATACATTTTATCGTCAAGTGTCATAATCTCACTAACAATACAATATGAATTTCCTGCTTGCATAGCATAGAAATCATAATTGAGTCTGAAATTATAAATTGCAGGACTCTCGCCAATCAATTTCTGCGTTTCGCTATAAACAGTAAATTTTGCACCTTTCACAAACTGAGTATTTGCAGGACAATAAATTATAGCCATTCCAGTAGCAGTATTGTAGTTAGAAATAAAACCATTAATACCTTCGGTAACATGACCTTCTGTTCCACTAGGCTCTACCTCTATAGTAATACACTTATTTACTATATTTTCACCTATACTTTTACCAAGATTGACCTGAGTTGTATCATTTGTGCTGTCCTGAATAGTTCCGTCATAGACCACATTTGAATTAATTATCTGATACAAATAATACTTATAATACTTCAATCCGACATGATTAGGGTGTGCATACGTTGTTTTACAATGTATTGGTCTGGTAGAATTGTTTTCATTTACTTCAACCGTAACAATACAATCAGGGTCATTTCTGCATTTTACATAATGCGGTTTATCTATGAAGTAATTAGTAAATATCCTAAATTCAGTGCCTACTGTTGGTGCATTTGTAAAAGCAGATTTCAATGTAACCATGCCTGTTTTGTAGTCATACTTTTCAATAAATCTACGTTCCTCACCTATCTCCATGTATGCACCACCAACTAGGTAATTTGAACCGTCAGCACGTTCATAATAATAAGCGTCTTTCAAATTGCCTATTTCCTTGTTTATATAAAATGATGTTGAAGAACCTGCTCTCTGAACTTTTCCACGGCAGAAATACATATCATACAAACCAACACCATCTCCATATTGAGTGTCGTCAGCTATGGTTGTAGGGTCTGTTTGAAAAAGAATGTATTGATATTGGTAGTCATGACCGTTCTCAGCAATATCATTAAAAACTAACTCATTAACACCAACTTTATCACCATTGTAAAAGGTGTTTATGTCACCACCCTTTGGAAAATAAGAGTGATTAACCTCACCTGTTTTAAGGTTTGTGTACTCGCATAATGCCCAACGCATAGCCGAACCTGCTGTACAATTAAACTGATAACTGAAATGTGGCGCACGATCATATTCACCATTTGTGTCCTTATGTTTATCTATCTTTACAACCTCATCATCAGGAAATACCAATGTAGGAGTCATAATCATTTTTTCTTCACCTCTCTTATTTTCCAAAAGATAAGAGCCACTAAATAATTAATGGCTCTTTATTACTTTTGCATTTATTTAATAATTTTTGCCAACTATTCTATCCAAATCAGCCTGTTGCAGATAAGCGTTCATCTGCTCTAAGAATGTTGTGCCGTCTGTTGTATTGACAGTATCAATCTGGAATACGATAGTCTTATTGTTTGTGTCACTTCTATTTTGAATATTGTTTGGCGAGGACATTTTTGTCCTTACCAAATCTGTTATACCATTGTAAATCTTATCTCCAATATAATTGACAAGATTATCTGTATTAGCCACAAGGTTGTATAGCTTTCTGCCTTGCTCTGAATTGAAGATAGTTTCAACTGCATTTGGCTTTCCGTGAAGTTGTGCAAGCCCTGTATAATCATCAATACCACCTGAGCGATATGGCTTAATAATGTTAAACTTACTCTTTAAAGCGTTAAGAATAGCTGTTAATGCACCCTTGTTCTTACCAAGCATAGGATTAGCCAAGAGTTCTGATGAAACCATTTTGCCGTACAGTTCAGATTTTAACTGTTCTGCCTGTGCTTCATCAAGCCCTGTCCCAACAGTTTCACCGTCATATTGAACAAGATATAAACCATTCGATTTAGCACCCTCAACAGAAATATCAGAATAGTCAAGAGCTTCCCTAGCACGCTTTTTACAATCCTCTAAGAACTTAGTCCTACCTTCCATAGTCTGCATTTCTTTTTCAGAAACGTCTGTCAACTGTTTTATATAGTCTTTGTTCTTATTCGTAATATCTGTAACATACTTTGATAAAGCTTCTTTTTCTTTCTTGTATGCCTCAATTTCTTTGCTTTTAGCTGTTATCTCTTTGTCAACGCTCTCAATTTCCTTTTCAACCTGATCTGAAAGTTGAGAACGATAAGATTGATATTTGCTCGCAAAGTCATTAAGAATATTCGTGTCTTGCTGTGCTATTTTGTCCGTCCAATTAACGCCTAAAATATCTTTGGCAAGCTGTTCATTTTCTGTATCAGTAGAACTATTTATAAGGTCTTGCCACTGTTGTTTATACTTATCCCACAGTGAAGTTTCCTTGTCACGTTGCTTTTCAAGGTCAGATACACGTTTATCAGCACTAGCCTGTTCATATTCCTGCTGTGCCTTGTTTACTTCCTCGGTATTGGTTTCTAAGTGCCAACCACTAGCTTCAGAATAAACATTTACCTTTTTCTTTTTAGCATTTTCAAGATTATTTAATTTTTCCTGTAAGTCAATAGTATCTTGCTTTTCTTCATTAACAGCTTTAATGGCATCAATTTCAGCATTGTATCTGTCCTCAATAGCTGATTTCTGCTCGTCAATATAAGACTCTACTGTGTTTGCAACAGTTTCGTACTGAGAAATAATATTGTCAAGTTGAGTTTTTTGTTCTGTAAGAATATTCTTTTGTTCTTCAAGAACATCTTTCTCGTCCTCAGCTTTATCTATAAGATCATCAAACGTTTCCTCATAAATTTTCTCAATATCGTCTACAGACAGTTTAACGTCGGAAATAGAAGAAGCTACCTCTCCAAGTTTTTCAAGACTTGAAATAAAACCTTCTACATTAGCCTTATCATTGCCATTCGGCAAACTGTTTGATAGTTCTTTTAATTTGTCTGTTAGTTCTTTAGGGTTTTGTCTTATCAGTTTCTTAACTTCTTCTGTCAGCTTTTCCGTGTTGCCTGAGAACTTAGCTAAGTCAGGATATGATTTAAACAATTCAACTAGATCACTGTCCGAAATACTTCCGTCTTGCAGACTCGTTAAAGTGTCTTTGAGTGATTTTGCTTTATTCTGAACTTCGTCAATATCGTCCGTCCACTCAGAAATATCAAAAGTACCTGTTGTTAATTTTGCAGGTAAAGACTCAAAGAAAGTATTGACATAGCTAATTAAATCCTCATCACCATTAGCCAAGTCAATTAATTTGTCCTTGTATTGCTGAGTTAAATCATAAAGCCTATCAACATCATCAATGTTTTTGGTTTCTACAGCATGACTATAACTTTCAGTAGCTTTCTGAGCTTCATCAAATGCTTTACTAAATTCTTCACTTGTGTTATAGTTTTCAAGTGTTTTCTGAATTTCGTTGTATTTACCAACGGCATTAGAAAGTTTATCATATTCCTCTGTTGTGGTAGCAATTTCTTTTTGCAAATCAGCCAACCACTTGTTACGATTATCGTCTTTTGAAATGTTTGCCCATTTCTCGGATAATTCATCATAAACCTTTTGCATGGTATCAATACGTTCTTGCATTGTACCTGCGAAAAGTAAATTACTATAAGCATTAGTGCTTATACCAACGTTATTATACTTTTTAAGAATTGGTTCAATGTCATTCTTGTAACTGTACCAATCACCATAACCACGAGAGCCGACCTTGTTGATATCAGCATTAGAATTATAGTCACTGAATAGACCGTCTGATACATAGGCTTGCCCTTTGCCACCGTAATCAGTAGTAAAAAGACCCTTGTTAAAAGAGCTTCCCTCTTTTAATTTCTTTTGTGCTAAATCATAGGCTTCTTTAACACTCAGCTTTCTATCACTATCATCAGGATCAGTAATATCCGACTCTTGATAAAGTTCACTCTCAGCCTTTTCTTTTTTCCACTCTTTGATTTTCTTAATATTCTCAGACATTTTGTCATTAAGTAAATCAAGGCTCTTAGCTTCATTACCGTACTTGTCAATTAAGTTGTCCTGAATAGTATTCAAATCGTCTTTAACAGTTGACAAGTCATCTGTTGTCGCAACCAAAGTTACATAACGATTTACTAATTCATTTACTGACTTGTTTTCTTCGCCTAATTTGTCAATAGAGTCAGAGAAACTACTTGTGAACTGAGCTAAACTTTCTTTTGCATTATCTGCACCATTGACAATATTATCAAAAAGTGTTATAATACCATCAAGCAAGAAAGACAATCCTAGTCCAAAAGCCATATTACCAATTGTTGATAATACTTTCATGCCAGCGGCAGCAAGCTTAGAAGAAGTTGCAACACCCTTTAAGGAAGCAGACAGTATTTCTTCTGATACCGCTGCACCATTAGCACTTCTAGCAACATTGAGAGTTGTTTCAGAACAACCCTTTAAAGCTATTGACTCGGCTTCGGCTACCGATTTACCCTGTGCTAAAAGGTTATTAAACTGACGAATATTCGCCACTTCATTAGCGGGAATTAGAGTTATTTTTTCGGAACTGCCCTTTTTCCAATCAGCAATAGTCTTTCCTAATATGCTGATATTTCTTTCCCCATTATCATCAATGATTGATTTAAAGACCTAACAATCATATTTTATAGTTTTGAAATAAAAAGGAGGATAAATAATGGAAGAAAACAATATTACAATACAGCAAGAACAAGGGCATCTCCCACTTAAAATTGTCTTTGTTCTTATATTAACAGCACTTGGAATAATAATCTTTATTGTCAAAATAATTACAATTTGTTTAGATGACAACAAAGACTACAGCCAAGAAGCTTACACAGCGGCTAAATTCTATGTAAATAAACAGTTAAAAGCTCCTGCCACGGCAGATTATCCAATGTATGATAAAAACTTTATTACACATCATAATGATAGCTACACTGTATCATCTTATGTGGACGCTGAAAATAGTTTTGGTGTTAAGGGCAGATTATACTATACTGTCACTATGGAACGTGACGGCAAGGATTGGACTAACGTAAATGTTAATTTGAGGGAATAGACAATGAGTACGAGTGTATGAGTATATGAGTGTACACAAGTGTACAAATGGGCAAAAGTAAACAATGTGTGTTCATGTATAACAAAAGCTCCGAGAATATCGGAGCTTTATTTACATTGTATTCTATTTATTTTTTGACTTTAGCACTTCTTCAATTTTCAACACATCTGGAAATATCAAATGCGAATTATTATTATGTACCAAAGCGGACACCTTTGTAGCCTTAGATACTATTCTTTTATAAGTCGTATAGTCAATGGCTACTGGCGAACCCAAATGTTGATACTCGTTCTTTATATATTTATCGGTAACAGGACACATATTTTGAATTAAAAACGCTCTCTCTGCACCAAGCACTTTTCCAAAATCAATGGTATCGCATTTTCCGTTCTTGCCAATCTTCTTATTATATATTTTTCGATATTTTTCAACTTGTGAAGATATTGGAATAACCCAATAAATATTGCTGTCAGATGTATCTATACAACAATAGCAAGGACGATCATGTATTTTACCATTAACAATTTCATGGTTGCTCATAAGTTTATCGTCATTAAAATCTTGATAATATTGATTGTCCAAAAAGTAAAAATGTCCAACTTCCATTGATTTATGTCCCTCAAAACAAATAGTCTCGCTCTAGGCGAGACTATATTTGAACTAGACTATTTATTAGTCGCATATCTAGCAGCGACAAACATTTGAACTAGACTATTTATTAGTCGCATATCTAGCAGCGACAAACATTTGAAGTATTCAATCTCTTGAATCATTTCTTTATTACATTATATGATATTAATAGCAAAAAATCAATATACAATATGTACAAAGTTTCAAGCTAAAAATTAGTGAAAATGTCAATAACAAAAGACCCTAGAGAAAATCTAGGGTCTTATTCTATGTCTATTCATTTGCTGCGTTCAGTAACTCGTTGTCACCCTTGCCGTTTTCCATTTTAACCTGATCTGACTCAAGCAAAAACTGAACATAATTTTCAAGAATAATATCAATATCATCTTTATGTAGTTCACCAATTTTTCTTCGGAACTTACTGTTATCCAACGATACGGTTTTGGAAATTCGTGCTACAGACTCATGCTTTAATCCTGCCTCTTGCCAATGAGTAATAGGTACATCATATTTATCGGCTTCTCTCACTTCATGACTTGTCACTTTAATTGACAGTACACACAAAGGTTGCACACTCAATATAATAACAGGTCTATCCTTTGAGATATTTTTATCTTCAAAAGGAAAATTGGCATACCACAACTCCCATTGCTTCTTCGCCATTTATGTCACTTCCTATCGTCATCGATTTTTGCATAATTATCGTAGATTTTATCATTCCACTCATCATCTTTGTTTATTGTAGGATTATGCGGTACATTACTCAGTATAAAATCTAAATTGGCTGTAATAAATTGATTAAACTCCTCAATCGACATCTTAGTATTCTGTACATTTATTGTTTTAGCCATAAACCTCACCTCTAAATTTTGAAATAATTTTATACCTTTGTGTGTAGTTGTCAATTAAAATGAAATACTTATAGTTTAATTTTCAAGTGATTTCCTAATATCTTCGTCCCATGGCTGTCCGTTAAAAGTCGAATGTTTCATCATCTCTCTTGCCTGTTTTTTTATTGTTGAAATAACTGCTGCGGAGGACTTGGAATTAATAAATTCGTCCGCTTTATCTTCTCTAACAACGAAGGCAAGATTTACAGGTTTACTCATAACTGCCATATCTATCAACTGCTACTCAAAATATGGACAAATATACCCATATTGAGAAAATTCCTGTTTCACCCTATATGCTTTTGTCCTAAGACTACTCACAAGTTCTTGTATAGTCCACAGGCGTAAATTCCCGTATAGCCTACGGTACATACCTACATTAGCTTGTTTATGCTATCTTGTAGGTTTGACAATCTCTTAAATTAAGACTAGCATTAAAGTCTCTATCCTCTGTATAACCACATTCACAGCAATGATATGTTCTATCCGATAATTTTAAATCAGATTTAATACAATCACAATTATGACACGTTTTGCTAGAAGGATAAAATCTATCAATGACTCTTAACTCAATCCCATATTCGTTACACTTAGCAAGTAGCTTTGTCCTAAATTCAAAGAACTTTTGCTGTGCAATTGATTTGGAGAGATGTCTATTCTTCATCATACCTGATATATTTAAATCCTCAATAGTAATCCACATTGGCTTGGTTTTCACCAATTCGGATATTACCTTATTGATATAATCTGTTCTTATATTGTCAAGTCTTTGATGAATTTTCTGTACTTTTAACTTTTGCTTTTGGATATTTTGTCGAGTAGCTACTCCTTTCATATTTTTATTAAGTTTCTTATAGCTTTCGTATTTCCTCGATAAGCTACGTTGTGCTCTCTCGAGCTTCTTTTCAAGTTTTCTTATTTGAGAACTTTTGTTGATATTCTTGTAAGTTTTGCCATTTGAACAAATAGCAAAATCTTTAAGACCTAGGTCTATTCCTATTCCAAAATCATTTAAAACAGGTTTTTGCTGTTCCTGTTCTTCGGCTAAAACCGACACATAATATCTTCCCGCTTTGCAAGATACAGTTCCACTTTTGATAATATGTGTTTTGGAGTTTGTAGGGATATATCCTTTTTCTTTTAATCTTACCCACCCAAGGGTAGGAATCTTAATTCTGTGCCTTTCACATTGGATAATTACTTTAGCGTCTGTTTTCACAAAGTACATTTTTACATCTGCCTTGGTCTTCTTCTTGAACTTAGGAAAATGCGATTTTCCCTTAAAGAAGTTCTTGAAAGCTCTCTCCGCATTCATAATGCTTTGTTTAACAGATTTGCTGCTAACATCTTTTATCCACTGAAAGTCAGGGTTATTAGGTATAAATTCATTGTTGAGCCACTTAGAAAAAACCATTCCTGACACAAAACGTTTTTCAGTTTTATATATTTCTTGATTGTGAGCAAGATAAAAGTTGTAAACGTATCTGCATACTCCAATAGTTCGGTTTATATGCCGCTTCTGCTCAGGCGTTGGGTCTATTTCTGTTTTGTAGCTCTTTAGCATTTCTCATCACCTTTTATTTGTTTTTTATTTATCAGTGCTTTATTGAATTATTTTTCTCCTTCTTTTTACGTACATTCTTTTTGTTATTAGTTTCTCCCATGCGGTATCACCTCTATTATATCATAGGGGCAAGCACCTAAATTATGCGTGTAAATAATAAATTATGCGTTTAACGCATATTTCTATTATCAGTATACCCATATTGGGAACTAATGTCAAGCCATATAATGGTTGCATTAACAAACATTATGTAAATATAAATGTAAAATTTTTATTAACGAACAAATTTAGTGTTGACATACACAAATGAATAGTGTAAAATAAAACACTATGCAAAATGATTAATAACAGTTTTATCCCACCCTTACTGTTAAAGGGCAAAACTAAATAAATGAGGGATAATTCATTTTTTGAAACGCTATAGGTGTTACCTATAGTTGGAATACACCTTTATCTTGCCACAAGATAGTTACCGTCTACTCTCTGAACCTAGTCCGTATCTCCCGATAGGGGTTGGCTGCTGACCTGACATTTTTAACAACACTTAGCACCTATTATAATAGTATAATAGGCTTTTATCTCAGCATATGTCATCTTTGCTATTGTTTCCGAGTTTCCTCACTCTTATAGTGCCATTGCTATAAGTAGTTGCAAAGCTTTAGCCGTTCCCAGCAATTTGGCAACCTTATTTTAAAACGTGTGTGACCTATGCACATATAGTTTGTGGCTGTGCATAAGTTGGCATCTTTAATAATTGTTTACCTACGTTTTTGAATGATAATCCTGCCATAACGGTAGGAATAAGTGTTTCTAAAACACCGAATTTACTAATGAGATTATCAAGAACATCAATAATTTGTGTTCCACTGGTGATACCAAATTTAACTAAATCACCATTAATCAGAGTAGCTGACAAATTTTCAATACTTGTCTGAAAACCTTGCACTCTTCCTTGAATGGAATCAAGGTATTTTTCATACTCTGACATAGCAGACCCAGCAGAGCCTATTGAGTCATTAACAATTTTATCCGCTTGACTCATATTCGTAAGCAATGCAGTAATTGTATTGCCTCTTTGCTTGCCTGCAATTTTCTCTATGACAGCGGCTTTTGATGTATCAGTAAGGTCGTTCCAAACATTGGCGATACCTTTCATAATTTCATAGGTACTCTTAAAGTTCTGAGAGTCCTTCATTATGTCAAAGCCACCTGTGCCATTTACATTAGTAAGAGCTTTAATATCTTCCCTCAGTTTTGAGGTTGATACTGCCATGCCCTCTGTTGACTCGCCTGCATCTTCTAGTTCTGTTTTCGCTCCACGAAGTCGCATTGACAGAACTTTCAAACTGTTCAATCTGTTACTTTCCCAATTATATTGGTACTGACTACATTAAATATGTAGCGGTTAGTCATTTCTGGCTAACTCTCGTATTTCTTTTTTATAGGATTATAATACGATGCTCGGACTATATATTACGCCCTGTAACAAGGACGGATAACTTCAATACATATGTTGCCATATATATCCTGTAGTCTCTACGGTTACTCAAAAAAATTGAGTCTTACCTCGGTCTTAACTATCCTTTAGCCTTTGACCGATATAGTTATCTGCATACTATATATTATTATATAGTCGGGCAATTTGCGTTTACCCGCTTCGGCTGCGTCTCCAGTTATTTCTGTAATGGCTGTACCCATTGCTATTGCTTGGTCTAGTGTATTTCCTGCTACGCTCAGTGAAGATACTGACCTTGACAACATATCACCAATATCACTTGCTGAAACAGCATACTTGTTTGATATTGCGTTAAACTTATCGACAATATTGATAGACTCATCAACTGTCATGTTATAGCTTTTCATAACTGTTGTTAGGTCTTGTACTGCTGTTGCATTATCTACTTCACCAACAACTGAATAAATACCTGAGTTTGTGGCAAGTGTTTCGGCTTCATCTAAACTATATCCACGTTTGCCCCATTCTGCCGTTTGAGAAATAAGATCAGATAAATCAATCTTTAAGTCTTTAGCCTTTTGACCTATATTATCAAAGAACTCGGCATATTGCTGATTTGTGTTATCAGTAACCTTACGCAAGTCTGTCATAGCTGTATCAATATCTACAACATTATTATAGAACTTGACAGCTTCTCTTGATATACCTGAAATCACAGTAGTTAAACTCATCCAGCTTGTAAACTTTAAAGCGTCCTCTTTAATCTTATCGAAAAAGCTTAAACCATTCACACCTGCCGCCTGTGCCTCAGAACTCATTGTCCTAAAACTACGATTGATTTTATCAACATTGGCTTTCAAATCGCTCGCAGTTAAATCACTGGCATTAAGCAACTTTTTGAGTGAAGCTATCATATTATCAGTTTCAACCTGATATGTACCGCCATTAAAAGTATTCTTGCTCATGGCTTTAGTATTAGCCTGTTGCCATGTCTGAATTGTGTATATTAACTTTTTAATGTTCTGTTTTGTGGCTTCTATGCTCTGTTGTGATTTGTTGCTAGAAAAACTAGCTTTATAAGCTACATCAGCCCTCTTTAACTCGTTTGTTAGCTCATTGAGTTTAATACGATATTCATCTAATGCTTTAGGATCACCACCCACATTAGATAAACTTGTTTTTAACTCATTAAACTTTTCTTGAAATTCTCCATTAAAAATAGGCGACTCTTTCCACTTTGTTTCTAAGGTGGTGAGATTTTGCGTAAGTCTAGCTACATTATTTTCTGTTTTAGTAGAGGTAGCTGACGATTTATCGGCAGAACGAGAATTGGCTAATCTAAGCTCTTCCCTACCAATGTTTATTAATTCGTTTTTTTGTCTTTCAAGTTCTTCTGTAATCAGTTTCTTCTTTTTAAGCTGCTTCTCATCATAAGAAACTCTGCTCTCAAGATTTTTAATCTGTCTTTTTAGCTCAACATTTTCTTGCTCGCCAGCATTGACCTGTTGCTTTTTAAGTTTATTAATCTGTTTGATCTCACCAAACATCTTATTGTAATAATGAGCTTGCTGTTGTGCCTCAGAATTATCAGATTTTTCAAGTAACTGTAAACTCTTTATTTCTGTTTCTGCTTTTTTAACCGAAACAACTAACTCACGATATTCCTCAGACCATTTTTTATTGCGTCCAAAATTCTCCTCGGTATCTTTTACCTTAGTTAATTGAGTGTCTAAGCCTTGAATTAAATCCACAATTTCTTGTGGCTGATTTTTCAGCTTAGAAAAGTTATTTGAAATTTCTTGTATTGTGGCAGGCATTTTTGCCAAAGTGTTTTCAGCATTTGTTACTTTATTAAACGAACTTGAAGTAGTATCAAGATTTTGCTTAATCTCGTTTGCAGTAGTCTTGAGAGTGTTAAACAAACTGTCAACTTCCGCAACTGAGCCACCTTTACCAAGGTTGTTAATAGCATTGTTAACATCTGCAATTTCCTTAGTAAGCCCTGTCTCAATACCCGAATTTGATGACTTAAACTCGGAAAGAAGTGTTGTGTATTTTGACTTAGCCTTATCAATATCCGCAATCAGCTTTAAGATACCCTTTTCAGAACTGCTACCCGATAGATAGTCAAATGACCCATTTGTTTCGTTCAGAGCATATTTCAATTTTTCAACTTGACCTGTTAAGCTTGTAACTTCTGCCGCAATTTGAGTGACTTCACCCGAACTATCTTTAGTCCATGAAAATGTCGGATTGCCAAACTGACTCAAAACTTTTCTTGCATTTTCAATAGTTTTAACAATATCTATCTGTCCGTCTTTATTAAAACCTGCCTTGAAAGTTTCTGCAAGAGTTGTGTCAATATTCTGTATCTCATGTTTTATATTTTTGACAGAGCTAGTTACCTGTTTTTCAGCAACCTTTATACTATTCTGAATAGAGGTCACATTTAAACCACCAATATCTATTTTTAGATTTTTGCTGATTGTAGCAAGTTGAGATTGAATCTTCTTTTGTGTTTTACTCAAGTCCAACCCACCAATGATTTTAGCATGAGCCTTATTATCATTTGCAAGTACATTATTTAATTTAGGTATATCGTCCTTAACTTTACTTGTGTCAAGTTCCACAGGAACTCGTATTTTTAAATCATCTGCCATTTCACTTCACCTCTATTCCTTGTCTTTTAAGTCCTTGCCTTAAAGCTATAACGTGATATTTATTATCACTTAAATCCTCTTTTGTGTTATATACAAATGGTCTAGCAACACCATGATACGTCCAATTTCCAAAATCGTACCCCCAACCAGTTTCAATGATAGGTGCTAATTCTTGACCTGCATTATCTGACTTAATCATTTTCCCCTGTACAAAAATATAAGGGTTAGCCATTGTGCTGTTTTCAACAACTAAAGTGTCACCTTCGATAGAAGAATTAATATTATTAATATCCATTAAACCACCATTATCATATCGTCTTACATATTCATGTGGTACATAACTATCGTAAACATCTCTTTCAATATGATCTAGCATAACAGTGGTGACAACCTCGGCAACATCTGTAAGCAGAGCGTAATCAATTCTTGCTCTTAGTTCTCGCTCTAGTTCTTTAAGGTTTTTTACAACCATTTATTCCTCACCACGCAACCACTTTACAACAAGCTTTAAATCCTCGTCAGCTTGCTCCTGAGAAACTTTACTATGTGTTTCTATCGTAACTTTATCACCGTTTTTCAAACCAAGGCTACAAAGACCTATAATTGATTTACCATTGACCGTTCTATCTGTTGTCAGATTAATCACAGAGGGGCGTACCTGTGTAAAATACACAAACCTATGAATATTCCTAGCATTAGGAACTACCCCAAGTGTTATTTCCTGTTCTGCAAAGAACATATTAGTCACCATCCTTGTTGTTTGAAATTACAATTTTATTTGCCATGTCATTACTATCTTTAAGTGTTTTTAACACTTCGTTTAAGCTTTCAGTATCAATATCTTTCGTAGTAACACTAATCTGTTCTATCATTTCTTTCGCCTTATTTGCAAGTTCTGTTATAGCTATGTTTGCCATACTCATAACCTTTTCAGCCGCCTTATATCTAACGCTCATATCAATACCGTTGTCAATAGCTGCATTAATCATGCTATACTGTGCGTCATCAATCGACTCCCAATCAATATTATTACATTCCCTATCCAGTTCTCCACTATCATAAATCTCTGCAATATCATCTGATGAAAATTTATGTTCTCCGTAAAGAGTGATAATGTAATATTTACGCAAAATTTCTTCATATCCTGCTCCGTACTCAACTGTACCCTTGACTACATTATTTATAAATGCCTGCATTTCCGCAAAACTAAGCTTATTTTTCATTCAACTTTCCTCCATCTTCTTGCGTTTCTTTTCTTCATTTCTAAGTTTTTTACATTTGTCGTAGTCAATCCACCCACCAAATTTTTTAACATAAGTAATCCACTTATATGTAATGTTTGGATAGCAATACCAAAACAATTTACGTTTAAGTATTGCCACTGAGTCTGGCATACCTTTTGTATCTATAACTTCAGTGACACCATTTTTATAAGTAACCACGAAATCAGCGACATATTTAATTGGCAACACGGTTTTGCCATCGTGAACGAACTTCGGTTGCAGTTCATATGGTTTCTGTAACTCATACGAAATCACTTCACCGCTTTCCACTAAAGGACAAAGTACATCACGATAATATTTCATTTCTAACACTGAGTCAAAAATAATACCATTATAACTACGTTTTGATTTGTCTTTATCTACATTAAACTTGCTTCTATCTGTCATTTCTACCTCTTTATAAAAAAAATAAGGGCGGTCAATACTTATCATAATAACCGCCCTTTCTATTTTATTTAATTTTTTTATTTCTCTTAGCCCTTGTAACAGATTTTATAGGAACATCATCAAAATTGATTATTTCTTTAATATCTCTAGCCACTTCTGGAAGAAACTCAGAAAAATCATAATTCTCATCTATTCCAATGTTGCAGAAACACTGGGCTGCTTCAGCTTTGCTAACGATACCTTCTCGGTATTCTTCAAGGAGCAACTCAATTTGATAGTGTTTAGGACTACAACTATGTTTCATCCAAGTCTGGTATCTCCGACAATGAGGACAATAATTGTATTCCTTTCCGCAAATCCAACATTCGACCATTAAGCTACGCCCGGAATAACAAGACTATAGAACTGCTTGTCCTCGGAACAGTAATCTACGGCACAGTCCATAGTAATATTGTATGTGCTGTCAAGGGCTATAGCTGTCTCATAAGAGGACTGCATTTTAGCTGTTGGGAAACGATAGTAAGCATAAATCTTTGTTGACTGATCGCAAATATCAAATCCCTCAACTTCAACATAAAATCTACCTGCTGTTGGATAGTCGTTTGCTGAAGCTGTCATGCCGACACCATCTTCTACAGCGTAATCATACTTGACAAGAACAGTATCTCCCTCTTTTATATCACCTGTATTGAAAGTAACTGTCTTAGTTGTGTCAGTATATGTAACCTTACCTTCTGATATAGCACCTGCTACCTTGAAAACCTTATCAGCCGAACCATCTGTAGAAAGTGTCATTACTGAAATAGAGTTTATATCAGAAGTTTTGTTTTTCAGCACAACTGTGGTCTGCTCACTAGCAATTTTAAACTCCTCAAACGCAGAAGCAATAAGCTTAGATGAAGAACTTGCAATCTTTTTCTCAGCACCATTCATAGCTGCAATAATATTAATATCATAAACAGGTGTAGCAAAAGATACAGTACAACTCTTACCCTTGGTAACAGTAGCAATAGTATTTCCATCGGCATCCTGTTTAGTCTGCTCGTTACCATCTACCTTAATTGAGAAGTCCTGTACCTGATTTGTATACCAATTTACAGTACCATCATTTTTAGTATGAATTGCTCTACTAATCCTCTGCGGAATAAAAGTATTAATATTCATATAATCATTCCTTTCTTTTGTGTAAATAAAAAAACTTAATCAGATAAGCTATCTAAAGCTCCGCATCCAATTAAGTTCTTCTTTTAGTTTTTTATTCTTTGATAAATCTACACACCCACTATATATACCCGAAAATAAATGTGAGGCATTGTCATAAGCTTGTATGCGTTTTACGGTGTCCCAAAAGGCATATAAATTCATATTAAATATTGTTTGGTTTGTGTAATTGCAACCTGCGTAATTTACCACTGATGATATAATAGGTAAAAGTGCCGACCCACTAGGATAAAACATTTCCCTACGCTTTGCGCTTTCAATTTCTCTCCTAGCACTATTGATCGCCATGTTTTTCTGTGTTGGATTATCAAGTATTTTTTGATACTGTGGTGTTGGTATATTGGCAAACTTGCGAATACAACCAACCATTTTTGCATGAATTTCTGGCGTAACTAAAATACCATCTTTATTGCAAATGCCTTTAACATCACCGTTGACATATGGTTTCATGCTTTTAAAATCCAAGTTTCCAAATAAAAAGTTGCAAATATTTTCATCAAACACAAGAGATAAGCAAACAAATAAATCCCAATCTGAGATCGTTGTAAAGTCAACACCTAAATCAGTTAGCAATACTATATATGGACTATCCAAATGATGTGCCGTAAAGTCTTGACAAAATGACAGAAATTTCTTTTCACCTATCTCAACAATATCATTCAAAGTTGGGTTATGTATGATAATATCATCTGTAATTCTTATATCGTCTCCACGATATATCTTCAGTTCATCAACCACTCGTTGCACCACCACACATATCATTACTAAGGTCTTGTCCTTGGAATATCATTTCCCTAACCTTGTAAACAGGTGAAAGATTATATTCTGTATTAGAAACTAAACTTAGCAATCCATATCCCCAACCATCAGTGCCATTTAGCAACTTGTCAATTAAAGTTGACAAATAATCAAGTCTCGTTGCCGAGATACCTGCTTTATTTAACCTCATTTTGTCTTGGTGGCAAATTAATTTAATTGTCATATGAGGGTGTTCCCATACTTGTCTAAATAACATTTTAGGAACGGAAACCTCAACAGTAATATACAGTTCAACATTCGTCTGTGTTTTCGGAATATAACCATATGGGAATATATTTGTGTAAACAATATTTTCTAAATCTTCTTCCGATTTTTCAAACAGCTCCATAATATTATCTTGTGATAACATCATAGAAATAGCCTTAGACTTCCACTGCGGTATAGCAGAACTATTTGGCATTTTACACACCCCCCACTATATTAATTAATAACTCAGACGAAACATCATCAACTACACAAACCAATTTAAAAGAGCTACCAATTAAAGCACTATTGTTTAAACACTTTATCTTTACCTTATTTTCGTTTACTGTTATAATAACGAAATCTTTTTGTTTATCAAGTAATTTTAAAGACCAAATGACACTCTTATCTGTTTTTGCAGTAAATGTTTTTACTGTACCACCACAACGAATTTCTGCAATGCCACTGTAAGATATTTCAACAGGTTTGGTTGCATTATTGGGTTTAAAATAATCACATAGCATAAGGTCAATTCTATCTGTCTGCGGATTATATTGACTCTCTGACAAGATAATGTGCATACATCTGCCTTTTCCAAAAGAAAAGCTGACAGTATCAGGTCTAGTAATTCTGTAAGGTGTAGGCTCTTTGTCATTATAGTCAATGAAAAAACGCTTATCATGAGGAAAATGTTTAGTTTCCTCATCAAGCGAAATGTACATCATTAACTGATCGTAACCAATGGTAATTACTTTTGTCTCATTTGTGCCTGCGTTATACTGTGAAGCATTTTGAATATTACACGGCTTATAATGAACTATGCTATTTTCGTCTTGCCACTTAATAACGTAATTACACAAATACAAAATAGATTTTTCATACAGTTTGTTATTTGTAGGCTCGGTCAATATTAGCCAAATCTTATTATCGTATTTAATATACTTATAGTCAGATATCGTACTAATATAAGTCAAAACCTGTCTTTGCCAAGCTTGTGTTGGCGTGTCAGGTATTTCATTCTGAATTATGCCCTTTGTAGCAAATTCATTTTCAAAATTCTCACCATTAAACACTCCACTGCACAGAATAATATCATCTTCAATAACGCTATCCTCTAAAACGTCATTAAATGACATTTCACTATCAAACAACAAATCTTGTTTTTCAGAACCTTCCGTATAATACGGTTGCCGAATTAAGTACCATTCTTTGCTCATTCAACCACCTCAATTATACGCAGTGTCTTTAAGTTGCTCATAAAGGTCAACTATTTTAAAGTTCACCCAATCAATCTCAACTTTAGCTTGTCTTTTGTCACCCTCTGAGTTGTTTATTGATAAATCCTTAGAAACTATGTTGCTACGTTTGACAATTTTGCTATATTGTCTTTCACAATAAAATCTCTTTATTGTATAGCCCAATATATTAACAACTATCTGATTTAAAACAATATCGTTTCCGTCAATATCAGTAAATATTTTTTTCTCATTATTAAAATAAAGCTGACTAATTTGAGTTGAAAACTCGCCACAAGCCATTTTAAACCACTGAAAAACAAGGTCGTCACTTAACGCAACCCTTTCAAGAAATGTGGACTCAAAAACAGCGACCACATCTTCATAGGTAGTAGCCATTTTAACCACACCCTTTCTTAAAACTTATAGCCTGAAATATTTTCTATTTCGTTACGCTTATAAACTGCCACATTGTCAATTCCAATTTCTTTGGCAAGTGGAATAATCATTTTCTTATCACCTTCAGTAACTACAAGTCTTGAGAGTTCAGCCATAAAATCAGCCTTATTGCTAATGCCAAGAAGTGCCTTTACGCTGTCAATATCAAGAATAACAGGATCATTATTATCACTCTCGTCAAGTGAAAAAACGTATCTTCTTATATCCTCGTCAAGAATTTTCAGATAAGCGTTATTGCCAAAGCCGTCAGTACCACAAAACATTCCATTACCTTCCTGTATCTGAGCCATAACCTCTCCAACATTAAGCTGTGCAAATTTCTTTGCATTTGGTGGAATAGTAATATCTCTTTGTGTTTCCACAGCCCTAAAACCCAATTCCCAATTACGAGTATTTTCAAGAAACACTCTATCGGTAAGCTGAATTTCCTTTTTGGATTTTACTTCTGTAATATCGTTATTAATTGTGGCAGTAGTTGTATTTTTTCTTACATTTGCCAAATTTTTAATCTTCCTTTCAAATATAATAATAATGTGGCAAGAGTTTACACCCTCGCCACATCAATAATTATTATGTAATTAACCCTGCTTTGTAAGCAGACCAATTTCAAATTCTCTACCCTTTACAACGTCAGCACCAAGCTCCATATCGAAACGTGTCTTTACTGTACCTGTCTCAACATCATTGCCTGTCATGGTTGTAATACCACCACGTCTAAAGATATTTACTGGAGAATTTGTTCCCTGTGCAATAAACCACAGATCATTTGGATTGTAGTATGTGTCAAAACCTGACTTGTCAGCAAGTGGCTTTGTAAAGTTATATGGGTTCTCAAGTTCAATAAGAGCTGAACCCTTATAGAAACCATTAAGACCTGTTCTCGCAATCTCATCTACCTGTGTAGCATTGAAGAATGGAATTGATGTAGAGCCAACTGTCTTATAACCGTTCCAATCGCAGATACCAGAAATAAGTGAGAAGTCACCTGCAATACCAACCTTGCCAAGCTTTCTAACCTTATTTACCATACCATCAACCTGTGTCTGAGTTGGGGCAGAGTCATACTCACCATAGAACTTTACATATTCAGTGTTATTCTTCAGTGCAGACTTAATAACGTCAAATACATAAGCAACACCCTTGTTGTTCATGTCGGTCTGTACCTGCGCCATTTCCTCTGCTACAGTACCAGCAAAATTACCAGAAGCAAGCTCACGATAATCAATAGCCATACCAGAAGAAATTGTCTGAGTTACGATTGGGTACTCTACCCACTTTCTACCTGCAAAACCTACATCAGAACCAGAAGCCTGAAGTCTCGCATCAAGACCCTCATAAGAATAAGTCTTAATCTTTGGCTGCTCATCGTAGCCAATCTCATGATAGTTACCAAGGAAATTAAATACCTTTGTTGCCTCAAGAAGTCTTGGCTGTATAATATACTTTACAATGGTATTAATCTCTGCAACTGCTCTGCTATCGCCTGCAAGTGCCTGCTCACCAAGCTTTGAAATTCTTGAACGTACTGCGTCTACCTTCTGACCGTACTTTGATGTATCTTTGCCTGCAAAAAGAGCAGAACAAATCTCAACTACTTCGTTGAAAGCCTTTGCGTTCTTAACAGCAACCTCAGACTTATTCAGATTATTAAGTTCAAAAGAAGTATCAATCATTATTAAAACACCGTCCTTTATTTTACATTCATTAATTAAGCGTGTACAACGACTCTAAGTCCGTTACCGCCAAAACTTGTCTTTTCCACAACTTCAAGATACTCTGCATAACCAGAAACATCAGCACTCTTAGCCCACTTGCCATCAGTACCAACTACAAGCTTGTCACCTACTGCGAGTGTATTGTAAGCTGTTGTTACAACTGCATCGTCCATATCAAAAAGATGTCCTGCAAGAGAAGCAAGAGTAAAAATGCGTGGAAACTCACCAACCTCAATTCTATAATCATTTGGTGTGAGTGTCTCAGGCTTATCAATTCTGTTCATTACAACTGCAAGACCAGCCTGCTTTGCAGTTGTTGCGGTTGGCAGAGCAACAGCCTTTGTTTTAAGGTCATATGTAACAGCCATGCCGTTCTCAAGAACAACAGGTGTCTTGAGATAGCCAAAATTCTGTGCTACCTTGAAATCACCAATATTTGCAAATTTAATCATTTAAAATTCCTCCAATCGTATTTTTTTATACAAACAGATTATCAATATCGAGTTTATCATTCTTATCGTCATCGTTGTCGGTATCTACGCAACCAAATATGTCAGCGGCAAAATTGTTCTGAGAATTAATCTCAACAGCCATTGCCTTTTCCTTCTTCTTTGTCTCAGCACCGATACAAGCATTTATTTCTGTAACAATATCGTTTACCTCGATACCACAACCCATAGGATCTGCGTTAAACTTGTCAAGCTTATCCTTTGCCATGTTCTTTTCATCGTCTGAAAAATCTCCAAGAGCTGAATTAAGTTCTGCAATCTTTGCCGACTTTTTAAGTTCATTCAATTCTGCTTTCATTGTTTCAACGAGTCCGTTAAGTTCATTAATCTTCTCGTCTTTCTGACAAGCATTTGTTTCGGCTGTTGCCTTTTCATCTGTAAGAGTTGCTATCTCGGCATCTTTTGTAGAAATAATCTCATTCATTTCAGCAATCTTACTCTCATAATCTGCATTTTTAGTATTGAGTTCAGTAATCTTATTCTCAACAGCAGAAATAATCTGATTAAGTGTCTTTTCGTCCACTTTCTCGTCCTCCTTTATCTTTTGATTTAGTTCTATCAGTATTGCACTATCGTCACTAGGCTCGACAGTTAAAATGCAATATCCACTATAGTCATAAACTTTTGGTACTCTACCTTTTTCGACAGGCTCTCCGTCATACACTATTTTATTTTTGCCTTTACCAACAAATTCAACAGAACCATATATTGTATCACCATCATTAATTTTGTTTTCAAGCCATTCAACAAAATGTGGATAACGTTGCTGATTAATATAACCCTCGGCAATAAGAACTTTATGTTTCTCACCATCAATCTGAATATCTTCAATAGACCAACCATCAGCAGAACCTACTTGAACAGAATTTTCAAATAATGGCATATTGCCATCTTGACCTGTCATTCCATGGTCGTATGGAATATCTTTTTCACTATCCAAGAATGTTGCACAAATAGGCATACCAATAATACTATCTGCGTTATCTCTAACATATTGCTCATTGTAACTAATACCATTTTTGTTATAGTGATTACGGTCTTGATGAATTTCGTGCAGTACCAATTTTACACGTCTGCGACCGTCCGACCTCTTTGCTTCGCTTATTTCACAATGAAACACTAACTTTCACCTCTTTTCTGACATAAAATAAACCTAGTCACTAAACGCAACTTAGGTTTTAGTTTGTTGTTGAAGGTTTTGGTTGAGCGTTTCCATTTAGATTTTCGCTCATTATGCTATTTTCGTTTGTCTTTTCAGCTACCTTACTTCTACCACCATTTGAGTAGTCTGCGTCACTTGGGTCGCTATCTTTGCTGCTCATGGTATAACTCGTCTTATGCGTTGGATATTTATTTTCCCAATCATTGTCAAGTTCATAATCCATAAGCGACAAGTATACATCGCTATCCCAACCAGTGCTTGCGATCCAAGCTGTTAAAGACCCCTTACCTCTAGCATAAAGGTCGGTCATATATTTAACCTGTTTATCTCTATTTACAAAAGTAACAGGTAAAATAGCACACTCCATATAAAGCTTTTTATCCTTAATGATATTGGCGTTAATACATTTATTTAATTCCATAACAAACATATTTATCCAATCATATACATTTCCTGCAACCAACTCCAAATTAAGTGTTGCAACAGCATAGTTTCCTGTACTATTACCGTCAAGAACACTACTAGCAATACCCAAATCGGCAGGCACTTTCGATTTATTGGCATTTTCATTCTTTTCATCAAAAATAGAAGTATCAACTTTTATGTCATTTAATTTTGTACCTGCGGCAAGCGAGAAAAATGACTTGCCATATTTATTTTGTCTTGTAGTAATAGCTTCTTTAACTACCTTATGTTGGTTTTTCTGCTGACTTTCCGTCAAAGTACAACGTCCGTCTTTTGCTTCAGGAAATGTTTGATAAATAATTTGATTATTCAACTGATCTAATACATTCCGCTTTGTAGAAGTGAAATAATCTGCGTACGATACATCGTCCAACGCACAGATCATTAGTGGAACACCATAAGGATTAATAGCCTTACAGTTAATTTTTGTCACCATTGTATTATCATTATTTAAAACTTTCCATGACTTAATATTATTGTGAGTTGAATATTTACTATATGCTTCTCGAATTTCTCTTGGAAAAGCCTGTAGTTTTCTTCTTTTGTCGTCTTCTGCCATATCGTCAAAGTATCTTAAATCAAAAGCAACAATAGGTGAACCATTCTTTCTACCAACTATACGGCAATAGTCAACAGGCAGATTAATAACAGCGCATTTAACCCCCAATTCATTAATCTCTACGATGTTTAAAGTATCAATATCATCAAGATACTTATCAGCGAATACGGACTTTGTGATCTCAAAGTATTTAAAGTCCATTCCCTCAATCATATCGTTAAACAAATTATCTCGAATAACTTCCTTATATCTTATTGTGTCAAGAGTCTGTTGCATTAGCTGTCTTGCATTTTCAAATTTCTTCTTGCGTTTAGTCTTTGACTTTGAATAAACCACCTTATCTAAAGTGAACATGGTTTTAAGATAGTTGATAGAAGTCATAACAGAGCCATTTTCATAGTACGCCCACCGACAAATTTTGCGAATATTTTTTATATGTATTTGCGGATTATGAGCAAATTTCTTAATGTCCTCAAGATTAATAGGCAAATCTTCAATACAATCTTCCCAAAAAGATGTCATTTCGTAAAAAGCATTTGACTCATAAGAACGCTCTTGTGTATTTGACACGGAGTTAGTTTCTGAAACACTTTCTGTTTTATCCCGATTGTTTTCAATAACATTTTCAGTATTCTCTGCAATATTCTCAGGCATAGCTTCACCTCACTTTCATTTGTATTTACATTAGTTGAACAAACAGCAATAATCGTATTCATCGTTATTTATGTCTTGGGCATATTTATTAACATACCACAACACATAAATCAATGCCGAAACTCTATCCTTATTTACTTTTTTTACAACTTGCTCAATAGTAATATTACCATTATTAAGATGTTTCATCTTTAAATTCGCAGCTTCTTCAATAAAAGCATCTGTCTCAATAAAAGGTCTAACTTTCTCGTCAAAACTATCCCATTCATTATCGGTAAAATCATTATCTTGTCTTTTTTCCAGCAATCTAAGTTTGCCACTATCCACCATATCTATAAAAGTGCTTACAATTTCATTTTGCCAAGTCTGAGCTTTCATATTATAAAGTATTTGTGGCGAGTTAGGAACTTCTGGAACATTATCGTCATTAATAGTGTCCCAACAGCCCAAGTCCTTACCTGTAGAATTGTCAATCGTGTCTTTTAAAAGTTCATCAGCCAATCCAACACCAAGTCCATTAGCATCTAACACAACTACTTTAGCCATATAAAGTTTTTGAACTTTTTTAATAATAGCAGCTTGGGCATTAAAATTAAGTACATTAGGAATATTAATAATATTCACCACATCAATGTAAATAATTCTCCCTTTATCCTTACTTCTAATTACACGCACTACAGCAATAGAAGATTGGTTATTAGAAGTTTTTTGGCTTCTTGCTACGTCAACTCCCATATAATATTCTTGTTCTGGATCTGAATTTTGTAAAACCGCTTCCGTTAGAGTACGGCAATTCATTAGTTTATTAATATTAACCAACGCACCGTCAGCACAGCCGACCCATTCTTGTTCATAGTTCTGAGCAAAGGCTACAACAGAAGAATTTTTCTTCTTTGAAAGTATTTTACTTTTATTACTTCCCCTACCATACCAACACGGAAGTTGCCAGTTACTTCCCAAAACTATTTTACCCTTTAGATTTTCCATGTCATCTAACATTGAAATACTACGCTGATATTCGTCTGAACCCCTAAATCCTGCCGTTGTAAAAAAATGAATTTGCTGATTAAGTTCCATTGGGTCTACTATCGCAAGCCTACCAACCGTAAGTCTTGGAACTTCAACTACAGGCTCAAGGGCATCTTGAAACAGGACATTATTCAGCAATGCAGATTCCTCTATTTTTAACCTTCTACGTCTTTGACCCTTTGTGCTTTGAGCATTTGCAATAGCATCTATGGTTGCATCATTTTTGAACTCGATATAAGCATTTCCCTTTGAAAACCTAGCTTCTCTTATTTCGTCCTTTAAAAGTGGATATAATTTTACAATTTCATTCCACTTTGATTTCAATAAATCTGCCGCATTTTCTTTAGTCTGTGCAGAAAGAGCCAATTCAATATTCGGGAACAGCATTGCTACTACGACCATAGCAAGTACCTCATCGAATGTGTTATGACTTATAATTCCATTACTCACAAATGAATGTGTTTGAGGTAAATGAAAATCATATGTATCTGAAACAGTATATTCAATATTAACAACAGGACTATAAAAATAATGAGTTGTATGCAACTCGTTTAAGGTGTTATTTGTAACTCCCCTTTCGTTCAATAGAGTAATTAACCTATCTAATTTAGAGTATGTTAAATCACATTCTCCGCTTATAATATGATTGAACTCCCTTGAAACGCTCCAATGCAAATTCAATTCATTAAGCACAGATTTAACTAATTCGTTCTGATATGGTATTATGTCCGTATTTGTGTTATGTTTTTTATTGCACAACTTATCAAGTTTGTCAGCCTTTTTCTTTAAACCAAAACCAATTTCAGATTTAAAAATACCAACATCGTTCCCCGATATATAAATTTGATATGCTTTACCAAATTTACTTTTTGTTTTCTTAATGCTTAGTTTAGAAACAATACCAAAATTCAGTAATAAAAAATGAACTTGTTTTGCCAACTTTTCCGACACTGTTGTTAAAGATATAATTTTATTATCTACTGTACCATCTGTGTCAAATAAGCCTTGTAAAAATGCTGACACAACATCTTTACTAGCTACCATTATAGATTTAGGTACTTTTTTATCATATGATCTACTATAATCAAATCCTATAATTTCGAGATATTTTCTTAAATAAGTGTCATTAATTTCATAGTCGTAATTATTGCCACTTCTTTTTTTGACATCAACGTTAAAATATTTCTGCGTAATATTTTTAAACTTGTCTAATATCTCATCACCTATATTAGTAAAGATAATTGTATTTTTTGAAGTCATACAACCGTCTCCAATCAAATATCCATAAATCAATGCTAATTGAGGTGTAATTCCATCTGGCATTACTCTGATATTCAAATGTGAACGTGATTGTTGAGATAAGCTTTCTACATATGCACCAATTTCATTTTTATATTCAACTTTATTATTGTTACCCCAGATATTATTTTTACGATTAATAACCAAATAATCGCCAATCTTTATATCTTCTGTTTTTACAAAATCTACACTTCCATTTAATTTCATAACAAGCACTCTATGATTAGGGGTGGCTGTTATAGAATAACCTTTACTATCTGTCAGTTTTATAGTATTTTTTCTGCCATTATAAAGACCCAAAGTTGAACATTCTAAGTTACCATATCTATTTACAACCTTTGCGTGTGTAGGATAATAGGTTTCGACATCGTTATTTTGATAATTAAAATATTCACCAATCTCTTTAATACCCTCATCGGTAAATAACATAGTATCTCCGCTTACGCATTTGCCGTATCCACGGCTAAACGTTCCATACATACTCATAAATCTAACGTCACAACGCAAAAATATGCGTTGATCTAAATGCAGATTTAATCCACCTGTTTCAGGCTTCATTAAGTCGAGTAATAAATCGGGATACCACTTAGCCCAACTTATAAAAGTGTAATAATTATGTAGATTTTTACCAAATACACTATCACTTTTTTTTTCAAAATCTTTTATTCTTTGCCAGTTCATTACTTGTCACCATTCTCATAATCTTTTGGCAGTTTTATAAACGTTTCAACAGAACTCCTATTTTTTTCTGATGTGTCATCAGTAAAAATGCCATAGGGATCTCCATACTGAGAAATGTACTCATTCTTCATGTCGTCATAAAATTGGTATACTTCCTTGTACTCACACTTAGGTAATCCTTTTAATTTTCTAGCATAATTAATATAACACCATATTATAAAATCAGGAGCATCGTTAGGTTGGTACTTAAACTTAGGTAATATTTCAACAATATCAACCGCCTGTTCGCAAGCTTTTGATATTTCCGAAATACAAGTTACTCCACCTTGTAAATCAGCCTGCGTTAATTGTTTTGGGGTCAGCTTTGCTTTATCAGCAGCGTCTTGGGCAGCTCTATTCCATTTATCAGCACTTCCAACATCTCCTGCCGCTGTAGCTTCTTCCTCTTTCACTTTGAAACGAACATAAGTTGCTAAAGCTTCCTCGTGTAAGTTTGTTTGAATTGAGTAGTTTTCTTTCAATTTGTCAAACTTTTTCTTCATTTTTCGGTACTGTGATTTTGTGTACCCCTCGCCAAATAAGTCAGTAATATCGTTTGTAACAACGAAATCATCAACCATATTTACATATACTTCTTCGTTTCGAGGAAGTATATTGCGTTTTTCCGTTGTAGTTACTGCCTCAGTAATAGACTTGCCTTGATTAAACAAATTCATAGAGTCCAAAAAAGATAGTTTTGTATACTGTGGCAATGTCGACACATTTTTAAAATAACAACCTATAATATCGGTTCTACCCTTACCCAATTCTAATGATCTTCTTACTTCGCTCATAGCAGAGTCAAGAGCTTCTGGTATATATGGTTTATCCATTAACATTAGTTTCTTTTGGAACGCTTCTATATTTAAGCTTCCATCAGAATTATAAGAACCCCTTTTAACACAAGACTTGCATATATTTACCGTTTTGCCATCAGTAGAAATATTACTATTTCTAGTAGTATAAAATTGTGACAGTGGCTTTTCTTTGCCACATTCTGTGCATATTTTTGTACTTACAGGGGTTTTTACTTTTTTCCTTGGCATAATCAAGCCACTTCCTTTTTATTTATTAATTTTTCAAGTCTGACAAAGATTTATTATCTTCCTGCTTTACAATGCCGTCAGCAGTAAAATATTTTCCAAAATCATCAATGGCAGATTTGTCGTTGTAAATTTTAGTCATTTCCACACTGTTCCATGAAAAGAACTCTCTAACAACTTCACTAGGCAGATTATAATCACCAAGTAATCTTGTACATACATAGTGTCGCAATGAATGATAATAAAAATCCACACCTAATATTTCTGAAAATTCGTCCGTCCAAGTGTCAAGGCTTTCACGCTTCACATATGTATCTTTATCCTTTTTAACAAACACCCATTCAGAATCAATACCTAATTCTTCACGTTGTTTCCTCCATAAATCCAAATACTTATCAACTTGCAACATAACAAATTTATTAATCTGTTTGCCCAACTTACCTCTGCCTTTAGACCTAATTTTGTCTGTTTTGTAAAGACAATCAAATACAATGTGATCTGGCTGGAAATATTCCATACGCATTTGTAAGAGTTCTGACTTTCTCATTCCCGAATATGCTGCTATCGCTACGCTACACGCCTTTTCATATTCTTTTCTTTCAACCAATGTGTCAAGCAAATGTTCCACTTGTGCATCAGATAAAACTGTTTTCTCTCTGACAGACTCATTTGCAGGAGACTCGATTTTCCTAATTATTGGTCTAAAATCCTTAAATTCCTCCTCATCGTCAAGAATATTTTCAATAAAATTACTCATTGAGCTTAAAGCGGATTTAACACGTCTTATTCTTTTGGGCGACCACTTCCACTCATTTATAGCGTAATTTTGAAACTTTGCAATTTCACGCTTTGTTAGTCTTACAAAAAATTTATTGTTATTATATTTCAAGTTCCATACGAAAAATATATATAAATCTGATTTGTAGCTAGTAACTGTTTTTGGAGAGCGGTCAATAGAAGTCAGATAGTCGAGAAAATCTTCCATAAGAGAAACATTATCAGGGTTAATTTGAGCAATATTTTCCTCGTTTGTGATTTGGTTATACACTGTACTACGAGCCATTTCAAACTCTCCTTTCTTCTTGTATTAAACTTTCTTTTAAGTGTCGCTTTTAGCACTTATTCTTCATTTGGGGTTTCTTTAAAGTGTTACCCTCGCACTTAATCTTCTTTATTTCGCCCGTAAGGGCTTGAATTTTGTTTTTTGAGTAATACAAAATCCACAAAACCATAACTCAACAACTCGCTGTTTTTCTGTCTTTAATCGTCTTTTGGAAACAACAAACCTCACCGACCACCTTTTTACAAGTTAGCCCTCTTGTACATTTATACGGCATTAAAATACCCCTCACTGGGACACATTGTTAAGAGGTGCGTGAGGTTGAATTACTTTGTAATTAAAACTAAGGATAGTCAACAAAACTTTGTCAACTATCCGTGCAAAAATCTCGTCAGATTTTTTCATTTAAAAGACTCAACGTGGTACGCATTTTTAAGAGGCGTGTTGAGTTCTGTTTTTGGCTGTCAGAGTGAGACTCGAACTCACAACCTCCGCATTAACAGTGCATTGCTCTACCGATTGAGCTATCCGACAATATGCAGGATAACGCTTGCTATCCTGCAAAATATAATAAAAGGAGTTGTATTTAACTACAAATTATTCGCTAATTGTAAAACCAAAATAAAGCTTTGGGACATAATCTTCTTCAGTAAAATCCTTGCCGACAAAATCTCGCTGAACGAAAACAATACTCTCATCACCAACAATTATTGGCTTATCGTCACGTCTTGCTCTTTCACAGAACAACTCGTTTTCAAAAGTTGAAACAACAAATTCGCCACCATATCCGTTCCACTCAGGCGGATCAAGAGAAATGGAATTAATTTTAGTTTTATTGTCAAATGATAAAAATTTCTTGATAATCTTACAAGCCAACTTGTAATCACATAAAACACTAAAGCCCTCATTTTCCAGATATACATCTATAATATCCTGCATGAAAGTATCAAAATCGTTATAACTCTTTTTAATCATCATAGTATTCACCTACTTTACTTTTATATCATAGTTGGCAATCTTGCCAAATTCATTATCAAATATAAACAGGCTTGCACCCGTGTCAGAAGTCTTGCCTAAAGACATAGCATAGTCATCAGTGCCTACCATGGAACGTATTGTAAGCACCTCTGAATGTTTTGCATTTTCCTTTGAGGTTTGGTGATGCACATGACCTGCCAAAACGTAATCAATGTTTGTATTGTACGCTCTTGAAAAAGAACTTGTGCAGTTCTGTAAATCCTTTACCTCACCATGACAACCAAGCACGTTATAACCCTCAACATCGCTGAAACAAAAGCCTGTTTCATTCTCAATTATGTTTACATTTCGATTATATTTAAGTCTTTCCCTTATGAAAGCAATAATCACCTTTGCCATGTTTTCATCAGGAAAACTATTCTTAGGCTGTCCGAGAAGTCTAAGTTGTGAATGATTACTGTCCTTAACCATTTGGAAATTCACTTTTGTATATTGAGAAAGATCATTGAGCCAATTAGCAAGAAATTCAGCATACTTTATTGCCGAATCTATGACACCATATCTAAGGTGCATAAGCTGAGAATTTAATCTGAGAAGTCCTGATATACTGTCGCCAAGTTCCCAAACATTAATTTCTGCCAAGTCCTCTTTAGCAATGATGTCAACAACTTTTTCGAGCATACTCCACATTCTGCGTTCAAATATCTCTGGAGAATATTCGTTTATTACATTGCCAAATAGATCTTTTATGCAAAACTCTATGCCAAAGTGACAATCAGTAAATGCCAATATCGCAGATTTGCTATTATTTACTCCCGACAAATAATCAGGAACTATAATAGGGTCTATATCAGAAATTGCATTGACTATTTTTTCAGTTATCAATTCATCTCGTGCATTTTCTCTAAGCCACCTATTATTCTCCAACTTCTCTGTTTGAAGTTTATATCGCTCTTTCTTTAATTCACGAATTTGGTCTTGAATTTCATTAAGGGTGTTTTCTGTATCTGCAAAAGTTTTCTGATTTGCATTGAACATTTTCTCAAAGCATTGGAATTTCTTACGATAAGTTGACTCGCCAAAATCAGCGTTAAGTAATTCGTTTAAAATATCCCTGACATCATTCCAAGTGCCTATCTTTTCCTTATCTTTGCACACTCTAAATATAAGCTCGTCATCAGACTCACCTTCAAATCTTTTGTATGTAGAAATTTTAAATTCCTCCCATTATGCAATTTCGTCTGTCTGGTTTACAGACAGCTTTACTTCCTGACCGTTGAAATCTGACATAAGTTCCGCAAGGGCAATTTCGCCCTCAATATCTTCAACGCTAAATGTTATTTTTTCGTTTTCTATGTTTACAATGCCCTGTACCGACAGAACGTTCTTTTTTGTTATTTTAGCCATTTATTCTAATCCTCCAATTCGTCAGCCCAAGTTGATACCCACCCTCTATGATTAGTATGCAACTCGCAAATCTGACAATGTTCTTTTCCTGAAAAATGATTTAGATATTTGTGAACTACCGACCGTCTAAAGCCAGTCGGCTTCTTGCTTCAACGTTCTCGTAACCTACTAACTCCACAAGCGTAAATTCCGATAGTTCCTATCGTACTGCTTTATTGTTTAGGCTGATTTAACCAACCTTAATCCTTCATTTAATATATTAATAGCAGCATTAATATCTCTGTCATGGTGTGTGTGACAATTAGGACAATCCCACTCTCTTACAGAAAGATTTTTTGTTCCCTTATTAACATATCCACAGACATTACAAGTCTGACTACTTGGGAAATAAGTATCAATCTTAATATACTGTCTACCGTTCCATTCAGCCTTGTACTGTAACTGCCTTGTTAGTTCATACCAACTACAATCAAAAATACTTTTTGCAAGTTTATGATTTTTAACCATATTACTAATTTTCAAATCTTCACTCACTATCAGTTGGTTTTCCTGTATTAGCTTGTGAGAAATTTTATGTAAATTATCAATACGGATATTTGTTATCTTCTCATGAAGTCTTGCAACTTTAATACGCTGTTTATTTCTGTTGCTACTACCTTTTGCCTTTTTAGCAAGTTTCCTTTGTTCTTTAGCAAGTTTCTTTTCATATTTGTAAAGAGTTTTAGAATTTTCAAATTTATCTCCGTCAGATGTAATAACTAAATCCTTAATGCCTAAATCAATACCGATCATAGCACCAGTAGGCTTCATGTGAAAATTTTCACAATCCACAAGGATAGAAACAAAATATTTATCACTTGGTGTTTGTGATATGGTGGCTGATTTGATAATACCAACAAATTCTCTATGAACCTTAGCTTTTACCCATTTAAGTTTTGGAAGTTTAATTCTATTGTTTTCAAAGTCAACTTCAATGTTATTATTAGTACTGTTTGTGGAATAAGCTTTCCGATTATCTTTCTTACTTTTGAATTTAGGATAACCAGAATGTTCTTTGAAGAATTTCTGATATGCACTATCCATATTAAATACTGCGTTGTTAAGAGCAAATTTGTCAATTTCTTTAAGCCATACATATTCTTTCTTCAGAACTTGTGTACAATATGTATTGCAATCAAATTTACTCATAGATTTCTTTTCTGTTTCATAAAGATTTTTTCTATAAGCAAGTGTCTGATTATAAACAAACCTACAACAACCAAATGTTTTCTGTATTTGTATTTCTTGTGTTTTATTTGGATATAATCTGTACTTAAATGATTTAAGCATCGCCTCACCACCTTTCTATCACTATCATATCACGGTGATAGCACTTTGTCAACACTGCAATGTAAACAAGTTGTAAACTTTAGCTATCACCTTGACATCACTTTTTGTATGTGTTATAATTTAGAAAAGGAGATGATATTATGGCAGTATCTAAAGATAATGTAAGAACGACACTTACTATTCCTAAAGATTTAAAAAATCAATTAGAACAACTTGCAAAAGAACAGAATCGTAGTCTAAACAATTTAATTTTAACTTTAATTAAGAAATCTCTTAATGAAAAGTGATTTTATCACCAGCCTAACCCACCGTCTAAAGTCAATGGGATTATGGCTGGTTTTTATTTTCAATAAGATTATAAAACTCGTCTACTTCATAATCAATGAAAAATGTTCTGTTTTCTCTCGATTTCCAATAGTTATACTCTTCAGGCGTAGGATATTTTCTCTTATCCAAGCTATCTACAATGGAAATTGGAAGGTCTTCTATTACTGTCATAAAAAATAAATTCCTTTTCTAAATAAGTTAGTGGGATATACCCACCCTTACAGACGTACTGTAAGATATTTTTTAATCAGCTCTGTACTTGGCAAGCAGATTAACAACCGCAGATGTTTCCTCTGAATATCTCTTACCACGATTAGAGCCATTGTTTTTCAGACGGCACGTTTTGAAAATCTTAACGTTCTTAATGTTCTGACGAAGATAATCCGCCTCGTCCTTTGTGACGAAAATCATGTGTAAAATAACCACCTTTTCAATTTTAATTTTGTACACAATGCCCATTGAATATTGACTTTGTGTGTGATATAATATATAATGGATAAGTATGTTTATTATCTATATCCATAATAAGAAATAACACCGTAAAATAAAAACACCTCGCAAACCCTTTGTTATTGGGCACTTACGAGGTGTTTGGCTATTTTTTATTTAAAACGAACTGGTCTTTTCTCGATAGTTTTTATTTATCCTGCTTCTTTCCTTTTTATAACATTCTTCACATCTAATTTTTCGACTTTGACTATCAACCACAAACTCTTTACCACAATCACAGCAGGTTAAGACCTTGGTTTTAATTTTTTGATAACCTTTACAATTTTTACAGTACAACTGACTATTTGATCTCTTATAAAATAGCCTTCCACAATTTTTGCAACGTACATATTTTTTACCTCTATACAGCATATATTCTTTGCCGAGTTCTCTCATGTCGGTAATTTTTAGCACTATTGGAGAATTATCATCAATAAACTTTACTTTAAGATTTGTATTTCCGACAGCAAATGCTGGTTGTAACATTCCTGCTTTAACCAACTTATGTATCATCATTTCTTTTTCATATTTAGTTTTATTAACACTAGACAGAGAAAATAACATCTTGTGACTAGCACAAACCCAATTATTATTCCTTGCGTTAAGAATGTTTCTATATTTAGCAAGGCACAATGCCGTAAAAGCTATTCTCTCAACTGGTGGGCTTTTAAGCCTTGCTATATCTTCAAGTTCATTTTGTGTTATGCCGATGTACTCAATATTAATTGGCGGGTTATTACGTGTTCTGTCAACTTGTCTTTCAACGCTTTTCTCCCAATCAGAAGGTCTGTAATTTATACCTGTCGATTTGATAAAATCAGTTAGTACAGTAATTATTTTAGATTTTTTATACTTCATTTCATATCGGTAATATTTAGCCAACAAAAACAATGATTGTGACGGTTTTACACCTAAATCTTTACTTTCAATTATTCTTTCTGCCTCGGCAATTTCATTTAAGAATATATCCATTTACACACCAACCTTTCTTGTGGCTTTTCTATATTTTGTTCCACCATAATCAATATCTCCAGTTTCATCGGGTACATAATAAGTCATCTGCCAATCATTTAATCTTAAAAGATTTTCAACAATAGTGTCACCGCAAATATCCCATACAAATTTCTTAGATTTCTCTGTTTTATAGCATATATCAAGCAATATATCACACAACACAAATTCATCTGTGCAAATCGCAGAACATAACTTACGATAATTTTCTGTCATTATCATCTTGTCATTATCAATTTGTTCTTTGTCAAAACGTTGTTTTTTAGACAATACCATGTATTGAGTTATATCCCTTGTATAATTCTCGTACATTTTTTTTAATTTGGAATAGTCAGAGTATTTATCGTTTTGCCTGCATTGCATAACTTTATAATCAAATCTAGCTGACGATTTGACTTCCGTGTTATAATTTTCAAAAGCCAACTCAACAGCCCTGCAAATACGATTCATAGTACAATCATTAACGCTAACAGGCATTTTTTTGTAATACCAATCCAAATACTTTAGCTGATCTTCCGTTTTATCTTTAAGACCCTCTAATTCAGAAATCGTCATGCCAAATAAATTTATACATTGAGCATTATTATTTTCAATATAATTTTTATATTTTGACATTTCCTGCGGATATATGTAACACATAAAATATGGTTTCTTATCAGCAATGATTGTTTTGTTAAATTCCTTTGCGACTCTTTCCTCGTCACTATCATTATCATTGTAGTTTAATGCAAATCTGTTGTACCACGCCTCAGGCATAGGCTTGGATATAATACCTTTTGCTTTATCTATTGCCAATTATGTTTAGCTTTTGTCTGTTATATTTTATTTATGAAACAACTCGCTCAGGACTCCATCCGTATTTTTTATACCTTTTCCACAAGGTATCATACTTAATACCTGTTATCGAAGCCCATTCTGACAATGAATGTGTTTCATCATTTACTGTCATATATATCGTATTTCTTCTGTTATTTGATTGCTCTTTCATCGTATTCCATCTGCAATTTTCAGGGGAATAATTTCCATTTACATTTATTCTATCTAAGGTACAAGTACCTCTCTTTGCTGTATTATCATAACCTGAAATTATTGCCCACTCTTTAAAATTAGCAAAGTCATCCCATTCATCACATATTTTAATTCCTCTGCCACCATAATTATGATAAGCCCGACAGTTCTTGTTATTACATCTTTGTCTCATACTGTCCCATATAGCGTAAAGTCTTGTACCATAGCCATTATGCTTACTATGCTTTTTTGAGGCTAATTCTTTTTGCAAGCAGCCACAGGATTTTGTTATGCCTCCTGTTAAAGATGTTCCTCTAACAGTGACATAATTGCCACACTCACACTTACAATTCCACATTTTCTTTTTACTTGCTTGAAATTGTGCAGAAGATAAAACAGTTAATCTCCCAAATTTCATCCCTGTTAAATCCAACAATAAACACCTCCTTATTCTTTATTTTTTCTTTATATATAACAGACAATATTGACGCTACTCAACGCTGGTGTGTAATACACCCTCTATCTTTCAATAGAGTTCGGACTATATCTTCTTCCGCTTGGGAGTTCACCACTGGCTTTACCAATCACTTGTAAAGCACTTAGTCTCTGAACCTTCTCCTATTCGGAGCTTGGCTGCTGATTATCCATTATAAAACATTTAGGATTTAACCTTGTGTCATTCTAACATTTTTTTCTACTTTCGTCACTTTCACGTTTAGGTATTTCAACCTTGCGTTGTAGTATATTAGACTTTAGGATTTTCCAGCAATTCAATGAATTATTTTTCAAGCACGTTACCGTACAAGCGAACTTTTAGATAAAAATTCTGTTGGAGAAGCTGACCGCACATAATACGATAATCTAGTATTTTATATTCCCTACTTTCTTTTGGATATTTTGCTTGAACATCATACATTGCAGTTATTCTATTTGTGATTTTACCAATTTCTTCACCAAAGCTGTTATAATTAGCCTGCATTAAATTGGACTCACAAATAATTTCTTTATTTGCCTTTTTTTGAGCACACATAATTGTCTTAGTTGGTCTTGTGTTTTTGAGCAATATCGGATTATCTGTTGTAATCAAAGCATCAGAATCCTTATCAAAGCCATTCAACGCTGCTGCCATACTGTCATGACAGTTGACAATATTAACAGTTGTCATGTATTTATACCATTCAGACATCATTTTATTAACTGTAACATTCATGACCCTAATATTATTATGGCAGCTCATTGGCGCTCTGAAACAAACAACCCTATCAGACCCATAGTCAGACCAATATTTTGAATACATTTGTCCAGCTTTAAGCAATCCATAATCATCATTCTCAACATTTACTCCAAATATTTTTTGACATAAGGCAAATGGATCGCCTGAAATAACAGCATAATTACCATGCACTTTAAGTACACCAATTTTAGCCTGTGTAATTTTTTTCTTAATCATATAATTAATACGATTTATAACAAATGGGTCATTTGCCATGCTTGGTTCTATCATAACTGACTTGGTAACATTGTCAATCTCGTTTAAGCTAAAATCCTCATCTGAAGTAGCCCCATTTAAAAACAATATAGTCTTGTCAATATCTCCGTGAATTACATCTTTTATTTCATTAACCGTAGGGGCTATCAATTCTTGAATTTCCTCATCTGTTAATTCATAGCTTTGCAGAAATTGATAATTCATATTGCGTTCATTTTCAAGTTTTTCGGGACACACTTTTGTTACTCTAAAGCCATATCCGTTTTTCTTACAATTTTCCAAATATGAATCAATACTGTCATAACTATCCCACAATTTTAACATCGAAGTTGTAAGTATTAAGTCTACATTCTTTATATTATGTTTATTTCCCCATACATCAATAACAATACAATCACCATTTTCATTGAATGTACCATATTCATAGGCAAATTTATGAAAGTCAAACGTGAACACCATACCCTTACAAAAGCTATTTCTTATGCAATACCCACTAGGTATATAGTCCTCAAGAACATCCTTAGCCCATGTCTCCGACAATGTGGGCGTTATTAAACCATAACCGTCACTGTCATTTACTTCTATAATTTCAGGATTGTCAGGCTCAGTTAATACAGGCTCTCCATCAAACTCATCTGTTATTTTTATAACCTTTTCTTTACAAGTTACAATCAAATCATCTACCACAAGAATATCTTTTGGATGTGTCACAGGCACAGAAGCTGAACAAGTTAATGCTTTATAAGCTTCAAACTTAGCAGGCACAAGCTCCTTGTTTAAGTTTCTTCCATTATTCATGCGTCTTGTTAATTCCTCACATAATTTTATATGCTGTGAGTTCTTTGCGGCAGCATAAATAACTGTGTTCTTTTTTATACCATTTGTTGTGCCTATAAGTCTATTATAGTACGTTCCGTTTATTCTAAATCCGTAACTCAGCTTAAAAATATCTTCCTTATTATTCATTATAATCGCAACATAGTCAAGTTTACATTGAATGTTATCTAAGTCCTGATAACATTTCTTAATTTGTACACTCGTATTTCTCGACTTTGGCTGCTTTTTCAAAAGCTTTATTTCTCTCTTAATTTCCTTTATCCTATCTGCGGTAAATTTTCTATCTAATGAATTTATCTCATCAATCATTTGTAAAATTTGTCCGTCAGCAAGAGAAATAATTTCCCTATTATCTCTAGCTTCTTGTATAGAGATCTTTAAATTTTTATCAGGTGCTTTTAAAATTCTTGAACTGTGCAACTTAAAAATAAACTGCTGATACATTTGTTGTTTAGCCATTTGTTATTCCTCCCATATATTTATTAATTACTGCCTTTTGTAATTGCTTTGAAAAATATTCTTTAATCACAGAAACCAACTGCTGATTGTCCGAATATTTAAGTGTTTCAATTTTTACAAATTTAGTTGCTTTTTGCCAATAGCACTTTCCGCAATTAGTGGAATTATTTTTTATCCTACGATTATACATCTCGGTTACACACACATCAATCAAATTTTCTTTGATGAAAATTGTGAAAGGAGCAGTAATATCGCTTGCAAACTTCATCATAATCAAATATGGGGAAGATGATTTGCCTTCAAGTATGTCGATTTTACAATGATGACATACTTGCACATACCATTCTGGAATAACTTTACAAACCTCTACCAAACTATGAATATGTCGTCTCTGCTCTTGCTTTTTTAATTCCGCATTGTGTTTTTTCATTGATAAATCAACATATTTTTCCATAATTTGATTTACAAAAGTAAATTTTCCGTCAAACATTACATTCTCTAAAGGTATTTCGTTAAAATTCCAAAGCGGTAAATTATTATAAGGTAACAAGTTTTTATTCAAAAGATCTTTAACTTTAGACAAAGTGTTTTTCTGATAGTCAAACATTGCATATGCAATATTCTCAATATGTGTCCTGCCAGTTGAATATTTTTCCTTACCGCCAATCCAAATGTCATTAATTTTAGCAGCTTGATACAACTCATGGCGTTCTATTTGCTCACTTGCTATTGGCGTACACTGAAATTCTATAACGTACTGCTGTCCGCCAAACTCAAACATGATGTCAGGTCTTTGTTTTGTTTCTTCTATATAACCCTCCATAACAGCCTTGACAACACCATTTTGTTTCTTAATCCAATTAAATAATGCTATTTTACCTTGAATATGTTCTTCTGTTTCGGGTTCAGAGTAAATTATCTCACATTTAGTTTTGTCTTTGTGTCTAAAATAAGGGCTTACCAATTTGCCATGACAATATTCGTACTTTCCATAACAAACAGGACATTGCAAAATTCCTTTGTCCGCCCATTTTTTCAAAGTATCTCTATCATACTTATTGTCATAACAATTTATAGGTTGATTATTAATTTGTGCTGTAAGCATTTATATCTCCTATCTTTATATCTATCATAATCTACGTTCTACCGTCAGGAACATACATTAATTGTGTTAAATTTTAAAGAGTAATACTTTACAAGTAAAATTATACTCAAAACAATTTAGCTGTAAAATTAACACAATTAATGTACAATTTTAACTAATCTTTATTTCTCGCAGCTAAAAGCTTTTGTTTATGTTCTTCTGAGATAACTCTTTTAGTTGGGTGAGCGTTTCTAATACTAATGGCTTTGGCAGGAGCAATAAATGTAGCTCCGATAAACGTACCATCGGTGTGCCTTGTTTCATCAATCTGTTTCCAACCCTGCTTTTTGCATTTGTTGGCATACTTCTCAATACAAGTATACAAATTAGCGACCCACTCGCCATTCTCGCACGAAATGTTAATTGTAACCTCACGTTCCTCTGCGGTTACTTTGCTTATTACCGTATATGTTCTCATAAATTTAACTCCTTCCCAATTCCTTTATAATTTCGTTGCTAACTAACACAAATTTAGTAAACTGTTTTCTATCCGACAATATTACATCTTTCTTAGTCTTAACCTTCTTCCTAGTCATTTGATTATGCCAACCTCTCGTGGTGTTTATCTTCTTGTAAACTATAGACAGCGTGTGTGCATGGTGAGCCGATCTATCTTTCATAATATCTGCCAATGTGTGAACAATAAAATCAAAGCTGTCCTCTGAAGTAAACTGTGTAGCATTATAAGTACAATCATAGTCAGATGTAAACCTATCCCCATTACCTACACAAACCATAAGCTGATTACAAGCCTGAGTAAACCAAGCCTGATATACATGATTATCCGCAATAGCATTTATAATACTAGGTTGTGTTGTAGTGCAATCACAGTTATACTTGTCTGTAAATTCACTAAGAGCCGTAGCAGTACAGAATCCAAACATTAAAGTCATCTGAGTATAAACTCTATGTAGCATATCTGCAAACTCGACAACCTCACCTGTAGTTTGTAAAGCATTATCCTGTAACTTCACTATAAGCGGAGTACCAATTTGTTTCTTCCATATGTTCAGAGCTTTTGCATTTGGTATTTTTTAGCCGATAATGCAAGTAACATATTCTGAAGCTGAGTAACCGTAGCTTGTAATAGTTTTAATTCATTGTCTTTTTCCGAGCCTTCCATGATATAACTGCCTGTTCTATGTATGGTTGGAAGCACCTCATCAAATATCCAACTCTCAAAACGTTCTGCAGAAGGGAGTTTACTATGTGCTATAAGACGATAAACATCGCCCTCTGAGATGAATTTTGTTTTCTGTACACCTCCAGCCGAAGGGGTCGGTAAAACGCAGACCCCCTTACAATGAGATGTTATTGCGTCCGCTGGTCTTGCATATCCTAATGCCTTAGCTACATCAGAACCACAAAAGTAAATCTTGTTATCAATATCTGCCGTTCTCACCTTGCCGAAATCTTTGCTCTCGAATACTGTTACCATAGTTTTATTGTTTTCTGTCATTTTAATCTACCTTTCCGTTTTAGTTGTTGTCATATAATTTATCATGTATCATTTTCTTTTGCCAAAGCTCTAGCTCCTGAACACTTTTAAATCTAGGAATATTATCCTTGTTTATATGTATGTGAAAATCTCTCAGCACTCTAAGGCACAATCTAACTTGCTGTTCTGTAGGCGGTTGTTTACGAATTGTCTCGTTATTGTTTATTCTTTTAGCTTCTGCGAGTACGCCATTGGCATACTCACTCTCTGTAAGTTTTATTAGTCTAGGCATTGTTAATTACCTCCAGTCCTGATTTTAAAATACCCCAATTTATTAATTTCTTTATGACTAGACCTATTCCTTTATTATTGTTGTAATCGTCTGATATCCTAATAAATTTACAACCTAATTGCTCTTTTATAAAAGTTTCACGCATTATTTCTTCATCTTTGTTGTAAAGCTTGTGAGAATTTTCGTCATATTCAATGGCAACTTTTATAGTGGGAATGTAATAGTCGATTCTATATTTATTTCCTATGCGAAATTGCCTGATTCCTTTAATCAGAAAAACTGACAAAATCTCCTCCAAATCATTAATAAAATTCAATTCTTTGCGTTCTGTAATTACAACGATTTCCTTATTACCCATTTTGCTTTTGATTTTTGTCAATAAATTTTCTTTTAATTGCTCAGGTACTTGTGAATATTGAATGATAAGTAAAACACCTTGTAAATTATAAAATGTTCTTTTACGCTCAATCTGTCTATTTCCTTCAATTTGTTTTGAAGTGAGCTGAGTTGAAAATTTATCTAACCTTTCTTTATGCTTTAAATGGATATTTTTAATTGCATTTGCAGGATTTTTATAACCCAATGCCCTACCAATCTGTTCTCTTGTGACAAGATACTCATTGTTGGCGTTACCCCAAAAGTCACAAGTTGCGATTTCATTAAATACGTCTGTTTCTACAAGTTTCAAATTGTTCATTGTGTTGTCTCCTTTATTTTATCTTACATATAATCTTCTGCGTATGTATCGTCAGTTTCTGCAAGCATAGTCCAATACTCACTGCGAAACCTCAAATATTCTTCATTATCGTCCAGGGGCTTGTCCTGACCCTCGTATGTATAATCTTCAGGGAATAGTTGTTGTAAAGAAGTTGTTTTGCGATTTCTATTCATTGTTTTCACCGTCCTCTGTGTTAAAATGAGACTCATTAGAATCAATCTTAGAATTAGTTTTTGAGAATATCGTCTGATATTTCTTAGTCGCAATAATATCGTTTTTATCAGCCAAACTGTTACTGATTAAATACTCATTAATAATATCTTCTATCATATTGCGATATTGCGGAACACACTGATATGGGTCAAGAGGATAACATTTATCCAAGCAATTTTCATACAAGTAGTCTTGTTCTATTTGGTATGTATCAAGTCCGTATCTATTGGCAAGCTCTTTGAGAATTTCTCTGTACAATGCACCCCTAGTAATACCGAGACTATCTTCTATTAATTTATATTTGGGATGCATACGACCAAACCATGGACTATATGTTTTCTTGGGCAATTTGTTTTTCTCTAATTCTTCTTTGAGATTTGTTACCTCTGCTTTTAATTCTTCAAAAGCCTGCGTATTATATGTACCAGTTTTACGAAGTGAAGGAAGAACCTCAGAAGTTACCCAGTGTTTGAAATTCTTTGCGGTTGACAATTTACTTCCAAATACAAGAGAATATAGACCGCTTTCATTTATAATTGTCATTCCATAGTGGCTAATATTTTTAAGGTCACCATTTTGGTACGCTTTAAGTTCATCATAGTTTAAGAACCTTTTATCTTCAATATCTACATGATCTTTTATAGCGTTAGCTAAAGCCTTACTTTTAGCTTTTCCATTTCCATAACCCAATATCATTGCCACATCTTTGCCTACAAACCAAACTTCTCCGTCAATCTCAACCGTTCTAAGTTCTCCAAAGTCCTCGTTTTCAAATACTATAATCTTATTATCTGTCATGTTTATCAATCCTTTCTAATTTTCTTGTTCTTATGTACCATTGGTAGAAATTCATCTACCTTATAGGCGTACTTTAGTCTGTCAATAGCTTCTTGGATATGCTGTTGTGCGTTCAGGTCTGAGCCAAGCACATAAACGTTAGGAGCATTATAGACCCTACCATTCTTTTTATAAGAGCCTGTAATGTGTTTGACTATTAGTCCATTGTCACATAATGCTTTTAAATAGTTGTCTAGCTGTCTAACCGACATATGCAATTCTTCTGCCATTATTGTTTCTTTCTTGTAACAACCACAAACACTCTCTGTTATAGCTTCTGTGTTCTGAAAGTTCCATGACTTTATGTATAGGTAAACACGAAGAAGTATTGACTTAGACAGCCTATTTGAAATAGACATTAGCTTGTCCCATTCTGTGTCGTACAATATTACGAAATTATCTGGAGGATCAAACACTGCTTTGTTGACCTTAAATCTCAAATGAGCATTTGCATTGACATTATTTGATGATTTATAGTCACATTGGTTATCCCAAGTCAAATCTGACCTAGCAATAAAAATATTGAAAAGTGCTTTTATCCTATGAGTAATTTCTCTACTACTCTTACTGTAGAGAGAACAGTTACACAACTCTAAAATCTCATTTAAAGACGTGCTAATCACTTCTGTTCTGGCGTTATATAGGTAGCTAAGACAACGATATAATAAAATTTCAAAGTTGTCTGCTGAGTCAGCGTATATATATTTCTTGGGCATTTTTACAAAATAATTGTCAACTATAATTTATCACCACCTTTCACTATTTCATTATTAGTTCTCCATTTTTGCATTTAGGTACGCAAAAGTGTAGGTCAAAATGCAAAAAAGTTTGCATTTAGGTACGCAAAAGTGTAGGTCAAAGTGTAGAGTAGAATAATACTAGATATCTTTAATAATAAGAGAATCCTTACTGTGGCGTAAACGCCCCAGAAAAATTTATTGTTTACTACAATTAACTGACATTAAATATCACTTCCTATAACTTACAATTTTATAAACAATATTTACTTCTTGAATTTGATTTTAAAATATGATATCATTTCAAGTGTACTCGTTTAATGGTGAAAGGGTATACTAATAGAGCTGAGAGATAAATTGAAGTGAAATCATATTTTAAAAATTGCAATTTGAAATTGCAAGCAAATTAAGTAAGCAACTCTCAAACGTACTCGTTTAATAGTACATTTACAATTATAATGTACAATTAAATGGTTGTCAATATACTTATGCAAATTTATATGTAAACTTTTAGTGTATTGGTTATATTTATAATTATAATTTTGATTGTAATTATAAATTGTAAGTTTATGTGAGATTGTACAATTAATAGGAATTATGATACTGTGTTATTATGACAATGAAGTTTTGTAATGATGAGATATTGATTTGTTGTGCTGCGCACAGCTAGTCAGTTATATTCTCGCTACGCTCGTATATAACTTCCCTGTTTGATTATCGTTCCCTACGGTCACGCTAATCTTCACAGATTTATTTCAGTTAAAAAATTAATGTTTACATGAGTTGTCTGGTAACTGTTTAACCATTTTGTTTTCGTCTGAACATTTTGTTTTTGAGCATTCGGTAAAATTACGATAGCTTATTCGTTGTTTTTGCTTGTAAATCAAGGCATAAAAACGTTTTTCACGTTTTTACGATAGGTTATTTGATGAGTTTTATAAATGATATTTTGATAGTTTTTTATTGTTTTGAGATGTTTCGGTGATAGTGTGCTATTTTGAAGTGTGGTTTGACGAGTTGACAGTGAATTAAAATTGAATTTTAAATGAGTGATTGTTTAAGTGTAAAGCTTGATTTATAGCCATTTTAGGACAAAAAATAAGACCTGTTATGGTCTTTAATGGAGTGTATTTTTAGGGAGTGATAGGTTATTTTTTTATGGTGTAGAAATAATGCTTGTAAATCAATTTTAGTGTATTTTGGTGTGTTAGGGTGTATTTTAAGATTTGAAAAAGTTAAAAAAATAGCGTAGATACGAAGTTTGCTCGAACGTGTTACCGAATGAAAATTAAGAGTTTTGGAGAGGTAGTGGGAGAGTGTGCAGGAATTTTAAAAAATGCTATTTTGATTTTGGATTTGGCTTTAGAGGCGTGTGGATAGAGTGGAACTACTAAGGGGATAATCTGCTTTCCATATGTCCCCATAAATGTAAAGTTACCCCCTCCAAAGCTATTTAATTAAGTATATTAACATATCCATAAAACCGTTTAAGTGCGTGGTTTATATGTTTTTTTGCCAAAAAAGCATATATAAATAATTGTATCATAATTCATAGAATATTAATATAGTTCCTGCTGGTTCTGCTCAGGCTCAAACGAATTTTTAATACTTGATTTTTATCAATCATTGACAAAATTAATAATTGATTTTTTATGTATTTGTTTATTGTCAATATTTGATTTTTGTCAAGCATATTTTTTCGGTGAATGCTATTCGATATACCGAACGCTCTTATTATATTAATATTTTAACCTATCAATTCCCTATTTCACCCATTATTCACTGCCAAAGTGGTAAACACACACTAAAATACACGCTAAATTTAATACCCATTCCCTATTTTAAACTAGCGATTTACACAAAATTAGCCTTTAAAATTATGCAAATTGACTAATTGTCATTAATTAGCATTAGTAAAGAACTCTTACAAGATCCTTATAAGTCCAAAAAATTGTACACTTATTTAACGCAAAATCACCGCTTGCAAGCCCATGATATATAATACACATCAGCCATTAACCACAATATATAGTACACATTCACACATAATACGCTACAATACCACTATATATTGTATGCTCTAAAATTCATTCTAACGGCTATCAAGTACAACTATACCACCCATATATACAACAGTGTATAACGCTTGCTAGTAGCCTTATAGCTTAAAATATAAGCATACTATATATTGTATATTGCAAGCAATAAATGCTGTATTAACCACTATATATTGTGGTTAGTTAGTCATTAAAATTTATATCGTGATCTATGCAGTATTTACAACATTTGACAATAAATTTAGCCTTGCTTATATTGGTATCTTTACAGTAATTGTCAATCAGTGCGTAATCTTCAGGCTTAATATTTGCTGACAATTTTTGATAATTTTTAGCAGTATATGCAGCATTATATGCTATTTTCTTTTTGTTTATATTATCCAAAATATTAATCTCCATTCATTGTATTTTTGTAACACTATACAAATATGTATGTTTTACAATATTTTAAATCAATACTATATGTTGTGGTTTTGTGTACTAATTAATAGTTATATATACTATATATTGTGGGCAAAAGTGCATAAATACATGGTTCCATGTTTGTGCATTATGTCAATTGTATTACATGGCACCATGTGTTATAATATAGATATAGTAAAGGAAGGGAATAAACCAAAGAATCCTTTACCAGATCATCAAGTTTCACGATTGAACTTTTAAAAAATCGTCCAACAAAATAAAGAAACGGAGTTGAAAAAAGCAAAATCTGACGTAAAAAGCGTTAATGAAAAAAATGGGATTTTTTCATCAGCCTTGCAAGCTTGAAATTTTTGCAACTTGAAAATTAAATATTTTCTATCCGAACCGGCTAAAACCGATTGAACAACGTCAAATGTACGATAGAAAAATTTTAAAAGCGATAGGCTCAAAATGTTTTTAATCCAGTTTTCCGAATTTCTGGGATGTCAAAAAAAGGGTATCTGCTAAAAATTATCGTAATTTAGCGGTTATACATATAGCCGCTAATACGATTGAATCCAGTGCAATGATCTGAATTCAATCAACCATATTTTTAAGATAACACAAAAAAATCAAAAAGTCAAGAGGTGTTTGTAATGAAATCATTTAAAACAAAAAGTGGACAGATTTTTGAGATGTGGGAGAGCAGAAAAGAAGCTTTGCATTATGTTGCCGATATTATTGACGGCATCAGATACGCAAATGAAATTGGACAGCGAACAGATGATCGTTTGTGGATTCAGTACAAGGATGGACGCCACTATTGCATCAGTGAAGAAGGTGAAGAGGGAAAGTTTAAGAAAATCAACATCGAAGCCATCATTGACGAGAATGACTGCACAACAATGATTTGGGGCAAAGTTGACATCTATAACATTGATAATATAGATGAAAAATATAGTAAAGAGAACGATGACGAATCGAAATTCTGGAACGTGACATAAAAGTTAAACAGTATAGAACAAAAGAAAGGAGACAACACAAAAACAAAAACAAAAACAAGCTAAAAAAATGGAGGTAATTTAAAATGAAAAGATATTTTTGCAAAACGAACGCATATAACTGTGTTGTATTCGTGGACGAAAACGGCAAGGGATTCATGATTTATGAAGACCTATTTGACGAAGAATTAACAATTGACGTTGCAAGAAACGCCAGTTACAGCAATCTTGACGGCTGTAAGACTGCTGAAGAATGTGCGTATAGCATAGGCACGCCACAGGCAATGCAAGAGGTATTTGCATTTGACCCAGACGAATTCGAATATATCGAAGAGTTTTAATCGAAACGGCAAGCCATAAGGAGGTAATTTCATGTACACAACTTCAAAAAAAATCACAAACACGGATGCAAAAAACATAATCAGCGGTCAAGATGTTATCTTTGTAGATGATAGCAGCATTGATGCCTATACCGATAGCACGAACTATTACAACGCTGGCGTTTACGGCTGGAACTACTCAATCGGCTACAATACACGCCTTGACAAATACGTTATTTGCGGCTATAGAATCCCGCAAAGCGTTTTAAACGCTACCAAAAGCGTTATAAAAATGAGCCAAAAAGAAGCGTATTTGCACGTTTAAAGGGGCGTTTATACGCCCTATATATCCCATAAAGGCGCATGAAGTCGTTAAGAGTACCATATAACACGCTTGAAAAGCAGAACAAAACATTTATTTTAAACGGAGGTCAAATTTTATGGAAATTACAAAAATCAACGGAGAGGAAATAAAAATCGGCAAAACGTCAATTATAGTAAAGGGTGATAATAGCAAAACGATCGGAGTTATATTTCAACTCACACGCTCACGTGGAGCGTGACTGGTATAAATAAAATATCTGTTTTAAGGAGTGAAATAAGCATGAACGCAATAACACATAAACTCAACGGAGCAACACGCATAAGTATGAGCGATAATGTTATAAGGGACTTGCGGAGTTATTCACCGCAAGGATGCCCCTTTGTGGGATATACCTTGTATGACTTGCTAAAAGATCTTATATTTGCGTATAGTTGGAAGATTGATAGAGGGTATACAATGACTATCACGGACTTTATTAAACTTTTGCAAAAGCAGAAATATACCAAAGCTATTGTATATGGCGATGATATAATCAGACTAATCGAGAGATAATCAAGGAGGAATTAACCATGACAAGAGAAGAAATGATTAAGACTATCATAAGAATGTACAACGAGACAGCGGAAGCACTTGAGTATGCAGATAAGGAATATAACAATGATAAAAAGAACACTAAAAAGCGTGATGTTTATCGTTATATAGTTGCTCAAGAAGCGGTCTTGAATGATCTATGCTATGAGTTGGAAATTGATGACCTTATAAATGATGGTCTTGACGATGAGGAGGCTTGATTATATGAGCAAACGGAACTTTGAATTATTTATGTGCTGTTTAGGAAACGGCATTACAGTATGTAATAAAGCCGTAATAGAACATAACGACTATAAGCAGATAGCACATATAAGCGCAAATGGAATAATCAAATTGTACGTATCTACAGACTACATTCCATGTGAGGATATGAAAAGGATTGAACAAGCCGCAAAGCAACAGAGAGAGGAATATTTAATCTTTTGGAATAAATATACTGTTGAAGAAAAGTATTATAAACTCTTGGATATGTGTAATACTGCTGACTTTATAGACATTTGCAAGGATAAAAGCAGTATGACGGAAAAAGTTAAAAAACTTGAAAGCAAGTATCTCAATGAATACTATTAAAGAGGAGATAGTCTAATCATGAATATTAACAAATATACAAGAGGAAAAGCAAAAACAAGAGAGTATGCGATGCAATTACAAGCTGATTTGTTAGAAAGCTCAATAAGCTATGCGGAATTAGCTGAAATACAAATTAAACTTAGAAAGCTTGGCACACAATACGGCTTGATAAGAGAACTCAAAGAAAATGGATTGATTTAATATTCTGAGGGGAATTATTCCCCTCTTATATACTCGGAGCAAGGGAGATGCTTGTGAGGAGTACCATTCGTTTACATGTATAGCAATGGAAAAATATATTAACGGAGGTTTTATTATGTTAAACAAAAAAATTATTAAGGTTTTGGGAAACAATGAGGTTAATTTATCGGAGAAATATAAAGCCAATAATAATGAATTTTATCACGAAGTAGAATTTTATTCCGATGCTGGAGAAGATGTTGTTGAAACTGTTTTTTACAACGGCACTTCTGAAGACTTTATAAGAGCATTTAGAGAAATGGCGATGATTTTTGATGCTGATGAACACGCGGCAATGTGGGTTAATTTAAGAGGGAAACGCGGAGTGCCTAACAGTATAAGAGTGTTAGTCGATGATGCTGATAGCATAAAGGAGTTTTTACTGAAAGTCGCTGATGAACTTGAAAATGTAAAAGATAATGAGGAGGTGTGATGATGAAAGATTATATGGTAGTGTTTATGTTCAAAGGTTTACCCTTCCACGAAAGAACAAGAGTTTACAACGTGAACAATCGTGGTGAGGCTATACAGGCTGTCAAGAACCACTACGGAAGCAGAGCCGTAAAGATAATCAGTGCAAAGGCAATCAAGAATGAGGAGGTTATTTAACTATGACAGTACAAGAATTTATGGAAATGTTCATTGATCCTGAGGCACAATACATTCAGATATGGTCGGACGCTGGGGAGAAAATTGTTTATGACGGAGATTACGGAGATGTTCCGGAGCATATGAATTATGCGGAAGTATCGAGCGTTGATAACGTTTATGCTGATAACAAGGGCATTATCTGTTTGAATGTTTGGGAGGTGTAATGTTATGAAAAGAACAACGAAAAAGAACGTCAAGAAAATGCAAGGAAGATTTACAATGCTTTGTTATAAAGTTATTACAATAGAATTACAGTAATAGTAAATAGAACAGACAGCAGTAATTCAAATGTATCAAAATGTCAGTTTTTAAAGGAGAAATTACAATGGATAAGAAATATGAAATGACAACAACAGTTATCCACGTTTCGGGAAGAAATTTGTATAGAATCAAGGCATTAAAATCCTTTGAGGATGTAAAAATTGGTGACTTTGGCGGTTTCATAGAAAATGAGGACAATCTCAGCCAGGATGGTAATGCTTGGGTTTATGATGATGCAAAGGTCTTCGATAACGCAAAAGTTTACAATAACGCAAAAGTTTTCGATAATGCTAAAGTGTTTGGAAATGCCCATATACGTGATAACGCTATAGTTTTCGGTAACGCTGCGGTATATGATAGTGTTGAGGTATATGATAATGCTGAGGTATATGGTAGTGCTACAGTATTTGGTAGTGCTAAAGTCTATGACAATGCAAGCGTTTATGAGAATGCTAAAGTTTTCGGCAATGCTATTGTGAATAAATATGTTCGGGCTAGGGGCTATGCTGAGATTTATTAGGTTATGACGGTGATTTTGTAGAAACATAAGAACTGATTACCTTATTAATGACACAAGGTACTTTACTAATCATAGAAATGGTTGTGGAGCTATTGCTATTAGTCGTAACTGGGATATAAACCGAGTACATTCTTAAAATAAAACCATACTTTTAAGGAGGAATTTTAAATGACAGGAAAGCAGAATAACATGGTAATACAGCACCCTGATAAGCGTCTTATGGAGCGCATCAGATCATTGGAACGGAATGAGCGTGTTAGATTACATATCGCACAAATGAAGTGTAGCGGCTATACTGATAATGAGTGCAAAACATGGCTAATAAAAATAGCCATACTGTCCGATTTTATGGACGTTTTCGACAAAATTCTAGTTGACTAATGAGGAATTTTGTAGTATAATTAATTAAACAAAGGAGAAATTTGTATGAAATATGGAATTTTTGAGTCAAGAGTAGAGTTGAGGAAGCTCCCTGAGAGATTGTTTGATATAGTTTCTTTATGTGAAAACATAGGAAATCCTATTAAGATCTATGATAGCGAGGCAGAAACTTTAGCAGAATTGAAGAAATATCATTCAGATATTATAAACATAACTAATTTTACAGTGTTTTCAACAAGGCGTTTTTTTAGATGTGAAGTCTATTTCGTTGCTGAATGTGAAAAGATAAACGAGGACGAGGGCGAGACTATCGAAAACCTAATTAACGGAGACGGCATTGAAACCGTACCGCTGGAGCGTGAGATTAGCTTATCTCCTGCTGAGTTCAAAGTTGACGGAAAAATTATCAAAGGCAGTAAGCTTGAGGGCAGTTATGAACCAATCTATATAGCTACAACACCCGATGACTTACAGTGTTATTTTAAAGAAGCATATCCCGATGAGGATATTGTATACAATATCAGAAATAATGAAGAAACTTATGACGAATATGAGTTGGACGAGGAGGACTAAACAATGTTACTAGCAACAATAATTTTGCTTATCATCTATTTGTGTGTAAACCACAGCGAAAATAAACGGAGAGAAATTAACAGAAAATACAATCCGATAGGAGCTTTTGATAAAGCTCAAAAGATTTATGACGATGCCTTTTACAAGGCTATTGATGAGGGTAGAAGTCTTACGCTTGAGGAACGAAAAGAACTGGATAAGCAATGGCATAAAACCTATAGCCAAGAGTTGGCTTATCGAGAGAAAATGTGGGCTAAGATACCTGACAATAAGAAGTAATATAATATAATAGGAGATAAAACATGAAAGTTACAGTTGAAAACGAGACAATCAAGGTAAACAGTCCGTATAACAAGAGCTTTGTCGCAGGGGCAAAGCAGATACAGGGCAAGTGGAACGCCCCTTGCTGGGTCTTCCCAGAGGAGAACAAGGAAGCTGTCAAGGCGTTACTCATCGAATGCTATGGTGAATGCGGAGAACTTGGTGCGGTTAGCACTGTCACAGTAGATCTTGACCTCGACACTTATACTGAGGGTTACGAGGACGGAGAAATCAGAGTTGGCTCAATCGTTGTTCTGAAAAGACTTTATCGTGACAGAGAGGTTATTTTCTCCGACAATGCAATGCTTATAAACGGTGGCTTTGCCACTTCGGGTGGCTCTGTCAAAAGTCCTAGAATAGCGGCTGATAAGAACACAATCGTTCGTGTAAAAGGTGTTCCTGAAACGATTTATAGCAAAATCAAAGACCACGAGGGCGTTAAACTCGTATCTGATATAGACATGGAAAGCTTAAAAGTGGAGCGTGAAAAGCTTCTTAAAAGACTTGCAGAAATAGACAGTTTACTTGCGATATGAAAGCGATTGTGCGTATAAAACTAATATAATAAATATAAATACTCCTATTAATCACATTGATTGATAGGAGTATTTCTTTATGCAGGAATAAATATAGGAGGAATAAATATGAAAAATGAAAATACAAACACATTACTTTTCGTTCAAATGCTAGACAATGACCGCAAAAAAGAACTGCGGAAGATAGAGGAAGAACAGGAGTACAATATACGGAAAGCATACCTAAAAGCTAAACGCCGCCAAAGGCTCAGAGAGGAACATCAGAGAAGGGTTAGAATGATAGTAAGAAACGTTGTTTATGGTGGTTTTGGGTTACTCTTTACAGGCGTTATGTTGATAGCAGGGATAGTATTTACATTGTGTATATGAGGAGGAATGAAAAATGAATATTAGTACAGCTCAAACTTGCAAAATTTTCGATTTATCGGACAGACTTCCGACAGGAATACAAATAACAAAACAGCCAAAGCGAAAAAAGGGTCATAGAAATGCTATTACAAAACATACGGCAAGTAGGCAGAAGTCTGCAAGCTGGTTCAGACCTGATGATCTAAATGTGATTTTGGAAGATTTGTTTCAGAGTAAAAAATATTTCAAAGCAAATATTATAATCTTTGCTTGTAACTCAGGCTATCGTTACGGAGATATAATGACTTTGAGGGTCAAGGACTTAACCGATAATAACGGAAAAATTGTAGATTACTTGACGTTGCAAGAGGACAAGACGGACAAATGGAGAACAGCATGGCTTTGTGATACTGCGAAGAAAATGCTGAGTTTTGTTATTAAGCATTATGGACTTGATGCGGAAGATTATATTTTTCAAAGCGGAGAACGTAAAAGAAAATATATTGAGGATATTTTCTTAAATGAGGACGGAGAAGAAGAAATCATATATACTAATGAGAAGTATGATTGGAACGGCAGACTACTCAGAATAGCTCCTATGGAACTTAATTCCGTTACAACATTTCTAAAGAATATAACCGCCAAACACGGCATAGAAGGTAAGTACAGCACTCATAGCTTTAGGCAGACACATTCCGTGTATATTAGTTGTATTCAAAAAGGTAGCGAAGATGTTATTAGAGATTTGCGTATTGCCTGTCAGAGCCTAGGACATTCTGATCTGAGGATAACTGAGCAACATTATAGTGGCTGCGACAGCAGACTTGTAAAAGAACAAATGCTAAAAATGGAAGTGGGTAAGGAAGTTGTGGATAAGTATGTAAAATAAAAAGGGACTTTTAAAAGTCCCTTTAGTGCTTCTTGTGACGTTCTTTGCTCCTTTGTACTGCTAGAGCATTTTTAGATTGATTAACTTTGTATTGAGGTCTGTTGCGTGGAAGATAGGCTTTCACAACATTAACGTTCATATTCATTATGTCGGCAATCTCATTAGCCGACTTCCCTTCTTTGTGGTATTGAGTGATTTTGGCGTGGGTATTATTAACTATAATACCTAAACTAGAAAGACTTTTAATAACTCTTTGCCACGAGATACCGAGTTTAATAGCAACTCCTCTTACGGATTTAATTGAGTCCCAGTATGATAATATTTCTTGGTCTGTTATTGATTTAATTTCGGACATGAGGACACCTCTTTTGTATTGGTATGTTGCTGATTATAGTCTCTATACTTTTGTTCCAAAAGGTGGAACTTACAACAAACATTGTAACAATAATGATCTGGATTACAACCCATTTTATAAACTTGTTTTGCCCTGGATTCTATTTTATTTTGATTAGACTTGCAAAAGTTGTATTCTTTTAACAGGAGGCTGTAATAGGCAGGATCTTGTTTTAGTATATCTTGAAAATTCATTTTCTTTAAATAATTGTAATTTGCAGGAAACATAAAGCTAAACTTAATAGAGGATAAGGTTGTTCCGTCTAAATCCTTAATTAAAATATTTGTTCTTTGCTTTTTCTTATTGGAAGATATAGGTGCGTAATAATTATATTGATTTATACGCAACACTATACCACAAACAAATTTTTGGTTAGTATGGTATTCCATGTTTGGAATTTTAGGTTCATATTGTTGAAGATATTTTATGTAGTTCTTGTCTACTTCATAGAAGTTAATCATATTCGTCACCTTATAAATAAAAGCGAGAGGTAAAACTGAAGTCCTACCTCTCGCAGAATTAAAGCTCACATTTGCGGTAGTGAAACACCGAGAATTAAAGCTCACATTTGCGGTAGTGAAACACCGAGAATTAAAGCTCACATTTGCGGTAGTGAAACACCGAGAATTAATATAAGTAAAGGACATAAGTCCTCACTGTTAGACTAAATATTGAAGTAATCTTTCATCATTTATAGTATAGCATACTATACTCATTTTGTCAATACTATTTTGTGGAACTTTGTAAAATTCATTCGTTAGTTTGTGACAAGTCACCCTGCTCGCCAACATCTTTTTTTTCTTTAGGTTTCTTTTCTTTGGTTTTAAATGAAAATGCAAAACCAATTATGCCAATGGAGAAAATTAATGAGCCAGTGGATATAAAAATTACTCTCTCAATTTTCGCAGCGGCTATTTTACCGCTGACAAGTGAAGCTCCTATGATATAGTTGTAAGCGTCACCGCCAACATATTCGTCAATGGCACTATACTTGTCACCTTCCAAAATTGAAAATGTGGTTAAATTTTTGCTTGGAATTTTTGTTGTATAACCTATCACAAATAGTGTTATTCCTATTGCAATCACAAGAATGGAACAAATTTTCTTCATGGTGTTACCTCCTGTTTTATGATTATCTACTACGATAATCGTTTATAAGACTATTGTTGTTTTCAATAGAACTTTGATTATTAGATATACAAGTGTTATAATAATCAATATTACTTTGACTTTCTGATATAAGTTCATTGTATACGTCAACAACTCTTTGGCAATCGTCTAAGTGAGATTGAGCCTTTGAAACTGCTTCGGAGTCAACTTCTGTAGTCCAACCGCCATCACCATAAACTTTAACCATTTTCTTATTGGCGTTTTCAAGCTGTATTTTAGCCTCTTCAACATCATCTTCGGCATCCGATTTGTAGATTTCATAGATGGAAATATCAGATTGCTCATTGTTTATTTCGTTCTGATAGGTGGAGATTTCACTCTGTAGGCGATTATTTTCTTGCTCTAAAGCACTTATTTCAGAACTATAATCATGCGTGGTAGTTGTAGTTGTAGTTGTCGTTGTGGTTGTAGTCGTTGTGGTAGTAGTTGATGATTTGGAAGTGGTTGTGGTAGTTGATGGTTTAGTTGTTGTCAAAGTATGAGAAGTTGTTGTGGGAGTGGTGGTTGTTGTACTTGTTGTAGTGGTAGTGAAATTACTGTCAGATATGGAACTTGTTGTTTTACTATTACATGAGGACAATGCTAATATTGTCATGAGTGAAATAAGAATTAATTTTATTTTGCTCATTTTTTATTTCCTCCAATTTCTAAGATTAATTAGAATTACTTTTAATAAAAAAATTTTAGCATATTTTAGGCTGAAAATCAAGATTTAGGGTTTAAGTGTAATATCTCAGAAACTAAAATTGTGTATTTCAACAAAAAATACGCTAGAATTTTGTGAAAGATTTTTATTTTTAAGTGTTGACTTCACCTTGACACTTTGATATAATGAAATCAAGATAGTAGAAAGAAGGTGTTTTGTTATTAAACAAGTTCCAATTCGTATTGATGACGAGCTTCATAAAAAATTAAAAATCATCACCATAAAGAATGATACTACAATCCAAAAATTGGTTGAGGATTTTTTAAAAAAGTATGTAGCCGAACATGAACATCAAGAATAAAAAATATAGTATATTGCCACATCTTGCAGGAGGGACAATATACTATATCTAGGAACAACCACACAAAAGCGAATTGACAAATGGTGATTGTATAACTATATTCTATCACATACTTCTGCCTTTGTCAAGTATTATCTTTAAAGAGGTGGGAGTATTTTTTATGCTTGCAAGCAGGAAATTTCAAACAACAATGTAAATTAAGAACAGAAAGGACAAAGAAAATGGACGGAATCAAAACATTCACAAACAAGGAATTTGGAACAGTGAGGACAATAGTTAAGGACGGAGAGCCTTGGTTTGTCGGAAAAGATGTGGCTGAGATTTTGGGGTACAAAGAAACGGCAAAGGCAATAAGGACACATATTTGTGCCGAAGATAAAGGGGTGTCCGTTTTGGACACTCCTGGAGGACAGCAGAAAATAACTCTTATCAACGAGTCAGGCTTGTATTCCCTTATTCTCGGAAGTAAGTTGCCAAAGGCTAAAACATTTAAGCGTTGGGTTACATCAGAGGTTCTTCCGACTATACGCAAGACAGGTGGTTATGTAGCCAATGATGAGATGTTCATTAACACCTATCTACCAAATGCCGATGCTCAGACGAGAGAACTGTTCAGGCTCAATCTGTCAACGATCAGACAGCTTAACAACAAGATAGAGCAGGACAAACCTCTTGTGGACTTTGCAAGTCATATACAGACCTCTGAGGATTGTATTTCAATGAACGATATGGCAAAGTTGGCAACTAAAAACGGAATAAAGATAGGCAGAACAAGGCTATTTAATTTCCTGAGAGAAAAGAAAGTGCTAGGCTGTAGGGACGGTCATAAGAATATGCCTTATCAGAGGTATATAGACACTCAGCCATGGTTTCAGCTTAAAGAAAGCTCATACATACAGAATGGCGAAGTCAGAATAGGACTAACACCTATGGTGACGCCAAAGGGTCAGAGTGGAATTATTAGAATGTTGAGAAAGTGTAATATAACAAACTGAAATAAATAAAATGCAAGTTTTGTTTTCAAATCTTGCAAAATTAGAAAAGAAAGGAACAATAAACAAAATGAACATAAACAAATTTAAAAGGCTACTTGCCGAGCGTGGGTTTTCATACTCACGCAGAGGTAAGGGGTCGCATGAGATATGGGTAAATGAGAATGGAGAGTCTTTTTCATTCCCATCAACCCGAAAAGAAGTTTATATTGGAATTGTATGGAACTTCCGAAGAAACTATTGTCGCTGTTAAATCGTGTATTTATTTTTGGGAATAATTTATCATTGATTTAGACATTGAATGGTGATAGAATTGTGATAGTGGTAATTAGTATGGCAATTATTGCTGTACAAAATAAAGGACAAATATCCCTTGACAAAGCATTTGTTTTGTAGTATAGTATAAACATTATAGAACAGATGTTCGTTTTGAGATTGAATAAAAGGAGTGTATAAAATGAAAAAAATGACATTACAAGAGCTTATGACATTTGCTCGTGAGAATTTATGGAACAAATTTATCATCACTAACAACATAAATACAGACCACATTTATGGAACGGCTCTGAAATTGTCGCATGAGCCTGTTGTATACAAGTCACTAAAAAGCATAAGTGACAAATTAGTGCCGTATTTTGATGATCCTGAGTGGCTTGTCTTAGAACTAGATAGGGTACATGATTTGTTATTAGCCGATTACATAATGTCATTGGGCTTAGGTGATGATGTAGACTATCTCACTGAATTGTCCGAAATGACGGTTGAAGATAACAACAGTACCGTTATGATAAATTGTAAAGATATTGTACTAACCATAGTTGGAGAAAATGATGGAACACACGTTGTACCCTCACTTCCCTTGCCGCCTGCTCCTCAATCTTTGGATTGTTATAATTTAATGAATTTTCTTAAAGTTGATTACATTGATTTTGCCAGAGTTAAAACAAATGAGCATGAAGCAATACTGCCAATTGATTGTTATACACTTGGTAATCTTTCAGAGGAACAGCTTGACGGTCTAAAAGATTTATATATAGATTTACAGTTTGGCGACACGGAGAACGATGAATATGATTATTCATGTACACCATATGTCATGTACGATTATGTACACGAGCTTGCATTTGCAGGTTTATGGAGTCTGCAAAATAGCCATCTTATCAGTAAAGTACCAATAGAAGTTATAGGATATGATAATTACGAGAGTAAAAATAACAAGGCACAGGTATTCAAAATAAGTTCTGAAGTAAAAAGAATTTTGAGCAAGTCAGAAGTCGGAAATCTAAATTTTAATATCGGTAATTTCAGTTTTGAAAACGTCCCATTTCATAGATAATTAACATATCCGTAATCAAATAAACATTGACTATTATTCGAGTACAGATTATAATATAGAAAATACGACAAAAAAAGACAAATAGAGACAACAAAACGTTTAATAGAGAGGAGTTGAATGTCGTATGATTAACACCATAACACCAGTAATAACCACAGAAACAAGAGAAAGAAGAGTTAATAAAAATATAGTTACTAGAGGAGATATAATTTTGGTTGATCTGCCAAATGTAGGCGAGTCAGTTCAGACAGGTAGGAGACCAGCTATTGTTGTACAGAATAACATGGGCAACGCACACTCCCCTTGCATAATAGTTGTACCGATTACAAGTGCTACAAAAAAATATGTGCCAACCCATGTTAAAATCGGTGTTGAAAGCGGTTTACTGAAAACTAGCACCGTTTTGTGTGAACAGCTATTGACTATTAATAAATCTAGTGTTATTAAAACACTTGGGCATTTGACACCTAATGTTATGAAGCAGATTGAACAAGCGATTTATGTTTCGCTTGCCCTGCATCATTAATTGGTGAACACTTGACATTTAATCGTCCTTTGTGGTATAATACATATAATTATAGGCAATTTTTAGTACAATTATATGTAAGCATTATATCAGGAAAGGACGATTTTTATGTCATTAAACAGTTTTTACACTATAGACCAACTTAGAACAAGTGTAGAACATCATTTGTTCGCACAGAAAGCTTCCATTGAAGTTGTCAAAAGAAAATCTCAAGTTCTTTTGGGATTATTAAATAAATATAATGAAGATTTGTCGTTACAGGATAATATTTATCAATATTTATCAGGTGTATCAAAACGATCATATGATAGTCAATGTGGTTACTTAAAGCAATGGGTAATTGAAGAGGGAATAGATTGTAATTTTGAGATTAACTACAAAGATATCCCTCGAAATTATATGACAATAGAAACTCTTAACGAAAAACTAAATAAGTTATACGAAGATCCAAGTACTATTAGTCGTAACGTTATTTTCTATCTTGTTTACGCAAGGTTATACGCTTATTTGATTTGGATAGGTCTGTCTAACAAAGAGATTAAATCACTTAGAAAGGGCGACTATGATATCGATAATAAGGTTTTGTATATTGGCGATGATAATGGTAACGTTAGAACCATTGATTTAAAATTGCCCTATTACGACGATATTTCGGAAATACTGCACGATGAGCTATGCAGAAATATTAGCTCTAGAAAATTTGTTGACAAAGAATTTTTTTACAATGGAAGTGTCATTTGCATAAAAATGTACGATAATTCTTATGATGCTCATGGAAAAGAAATTGGATGTTATAATGACTATGACTCCCTATTTAGACTGCTAAATGATGACATAGGCAATAATAATGCTCTTGTCGCAAACGTTCGCCGCACTCTTGCCCCAATAATAAAAAGAGTAAGTGATATTGAAATTTCAGGGCTATTTTATCGAGTTACCAAACGTGCAATTGCAATGAAAAAAGATGTTACAAAATACAACTTTAATATAATTTTGGGCTTTTTCGGGTACGGAACAAATCGTAGGGGATTGTTTACCGAGTATCTAATTTATAAAGAGCAAATGTTAGATAAGTAATATTGAGTAATTGCAAACTATAAAAAATAAAAGTATTGTATCATCTCTTCCGATAATACAATACTTTTATTTTTGTTACTAAAAATATTAATATTTTGTAAACTATACAATATTGCTATTGACAACTATTAATTAGTGAATTATAATATAGTTACACTATTAAACGAGTATATATCTATATGTACTCACCATTAAACGAGTACACTTGAAGCAAGTACACTTGTCACTGTGGTGGAATAGGTATACACAAGGAACTTAAAATTCCTCGGAAAAATCCATGCGAGTTCGAGTCTCGTCAGTGACACCAGTACAGTTTGCCAATACTGTACAAAGTAAATTGGCATAGCAGGTACAGAGCTTATCCCACCATAAGGGAATGTAGTGTGATACCTGCACTTGCAACTTTAGCTCAGTTGGTAGAGCATTTGACTTTTAATCAAAGGGTCAGGGGTTCGAGTCCCCTAAGTTGCACCAAGTCGGTTACGGTTGCCGACAATGATAACGGTTCATTGATTAGTTGGTTACAAATTACAAACTGATTTGTAAAGGTAGGTGAATAAAAAAGCACTGTGAAAGCAGTGCTAATATTGGACTATAGCCAAGTGGTAAGGCAAGAGACTTTGACTCTCTCATTCCGCTGGTTCAAATCCAGCTAGTCCAACCAAAATATTTTGTAACGTATTTTAGGGTACAAATATAAAATAACGTAAAAATGAAATAATAGCTTTGTTTAGGAGGATAGGATGAGAATATGAGATTTGGTGGATATGAAATAGGAGATAAGATAATCTACACAAATTCTTTTACAAAACCTACATTAGGTAAAGTTGTTTATTATATAAATAACAATTATCTTGTAGACCTTTCTGATAATACAAGAAGATGGGCAACAGATAGAGAATTAAGTGGGTATACTGAAAAAGAAGATTATCTTAAACTTTTTAATAAGTATTTAAAAGGTAAGAAGTGTAGATGTACCAAGGATTATACTTTTAGAGATTCTCCGTATACTCCAAAGTGTCTTAGTGAAACCATACCTGCGAATACGGAATTTACTATTCATACACTTTTTTCCAATTTAAAGTCTATGCCTATTAATCAAGTAGTTAAGATAAATTATGTTGCTTTACGTCCAGATACTTGGCAACCACGTTTTAAAATTACAACGATTGGTGGGACAGTGAACATTGTTTGGGAAGATTTCTCAAAATATTTTGAACTTGTAAAATAGGGGGGTAGTTTTAAAATGCTAACAATGGAACAAATAGAGGAAATAGCAAAATTAAATGGGATAGAAATAATTGAAAATCCCACACAAGAAGAACTAGAAGAGCACAGTGAATCTCTTCTACTATCTCTTGCAGACATCGTTGATTATAGACGTAGCCTTTGTAAAAATTGTACTTGGAAAGATAATTGTAAACATATTGTATGTGAAGATATTATTTATAATAGCAGTAACGAAGATGAGGATGAATAATTATGATAGACCTAAATAAAATATGCAAAAGAACTGATTATATTACAGGTGGATATTATATATACGAGGGTGATATTATACAACTTTTACTGTCAAACATTAAAAATTATCCTTGTGGCTATTATACGTTTTATACTGAAAAATGCGACCCACATCTTTATATTAAGGTTGTTAATACTGATAAGGACTATTTTGCTCTTGAAGTTTTAGTTGATGGTACACCTTATACAAAATATGATGAAGGTACTATTTTACCTATGGCATTTTTAACTCATACAGAAATTTACGATGTAAAAATTATAAGTAATGTTTTTGCAGATTTTATAAATAAAAGTAAGTCTAGGAGAAAGGACAGTATATGAGGTTTGATATTGTTAATAATATAAATTCAATAACAGAAGAAGATTTTTTTAAATTAACTGCATTATTTGATTGTAGTGGTAATAGAGCTAGTATCTTAAAATATTTTATTGACGAAAGTATTCTGAATAAATTAAGTACAGAATATATAAATACTTTATATAAAATAACTAAAGAACTTGTTGAAACTAAAATAGAACATATAATTGAAACTGAATACAGTGAAACCAAATTACCTAAAGGTACTAGGGTAAAAATAAAACCTAAATATCTTGAACCTAAAGGAGATTGTATATATGACTATGAAAACAAGGTAGGCATTATCACCTATGCTAATAGATTTGGAAGTAATGAATTTAATCAGGGTTGGTATTCATACAATGTCAAATTTGAGGGTGTACCGAATGTAGTTGTTTTATATAGAAAGGAATTTAATATAATTGAAGCTATTTGAGTTAATGAAAGAATTATCTACCTATAACAAAAATTCAGATGTGCTTATAACAACAAGAGCAAAAGATACAGATGAATATGTTGTTGATATAAGTTCTATCGAAAACTTAGTTGATTTTGATACTGTAAAAATAAATACAGACTTTTATTATTATAATCTAGATAACAATAAACAACTTGCGGAAATAAGTAATAAAGATATTGCAAGCATTGTTTATACTCTTGGATATATTAAAGGTTATTTTGAGGATTTTTGCATTCGCAACAAAGATTATCCTTGGGTTTATTCTAATAAGATGACCGAAGAAGAAAAAGAACAGCATCCTGAATATGAGACAACAGGTGGCTATTTGAAAAAACGTAATAAATCTGAATGTAACCAACTTTGGTGGGACAATCTTTCAGATTGCAACAAGAATGTTATTAAATCCCTCCCAAACTTCAATGCAAAAATCTTCAAAGAAATTACAGGTATAGATATAAACAAAGGAGTTTGATAAAAATGAACAAAAGAAAGTTTAAGATTGGAGAACTTTATCGGGTTGGTTTAGATAGTTTCGGTAATAGAATGACCGAAACTGGAAACGTAATAAGGATTAAAGCAATAGAGTATATAGACAATAAGAAAATGATTAGATATCAAACGGTTAAGCCAAATGGTGGTGATAGTATGTTTTACATTTATAGCAGTTTTGCTAACTGTTTAAAGAAAATATCGTCTGATATTGACCGTGAAATTCAGATTACTTTCCACGACAAGACAACAGTTGCAAAGTTAAAGGAAAACGGCAAAGTAATAAATGTCGGTGTTTCAAAGTGTTGTCCTGACGGTACATACAAAGAGTATATTGGTGCTGGTTATGCTTTGGCTAGAATATATTTTCCTGATTTTAACGATCATAATGGAGCGAAAGAAAACAAAGAAGAAAAGTCTAGTTGCAAGTGTGACAAGCAATTTTCACACTCTGACATAAGCGAGGCAATATGTAATCTAATCCATAGATATGATATTGCCAACACATGGGTGGCAGAGTCACTGAATGATTTTGGTGCTGCGTTGCACGAAGAACTTAAAAATATGGAGGAGAGTAAGTAATGGAAGTATATAACCCACAGGACGGCAGAAATTGGCACGAGATTAAATATACATTACAACACGGTAAGTATAAGGGTTGGTTTACTACTGAGGTTGGTGGCACTTGTCGAGGAGCTGATCTTTTTGACCCAGATATTTTTGCCACAATGTGTAGTATTGATATCGTTTCAAGCAACTGCGAATTTGAGGTTGACGAAGATAACGAGAGCTTTTCTTGTAGATTGCACGATGATAATGGCAATGACCTTTTCTTTGATTGTTGTGATGAAGAGGATGTGAGGGAAATGTTAGTAGCAATAGAGATCATTAACGTTAGATAAACTAAATTTAATGTGTTTTAGAAAGAGGGCATGATAAGATGGTGTGATTTTGAGTTCACAAAATGATAATTTTATTTGACAACAAAATTTGATAAATACATAAAAGGAGAATAAAATGGCTGAAAAGAAAAATAATAAGGGTCTTGGACTTCAGGAAACAAAGGGTAGTTTTCAGATTAGAGGTAAACTGACAGGCTGTGATAAGGACAAGTTCTATACGGAGCTGACAACCTCTACAGGCAAGCCAATGAGAATGGTTAATGTCGGTGTAGAAATTGATAAGAATAAGTCTGTATACATAAACCTTAACGGCATGGAAAGAGACGTAGTATACTTCTCTAAGACCGAGGGCAAGGGTAAGGATAGAAAGACAACAACAGAAAAGGTAAAGTGGGCAGATAGGTTTACTTTTAATAAAAAGGACTTTAGACCTATTGGAATTAATCTTGGCTTGACAAAGGTGACTGACTCAACAGGCAAGGAAGTAAACGACAAGAAGATACTTGTTGAATATGATGCTTGTAAGTACATAGCAGATAATGCAAAGGACGGTATGTCCGTGTTTGTCAGAGGAAAGAATGAGTTTTCCACCTATCAGGATAGACACCAGACCAGATTTGTTCCGTCACAGATTTCACTTTGCAAGGACGTAGATTTTGATGCAGAGGACTTTAATGTTATTGGCAATTTTGAACAGGTCGTTGTATTCATGGGCATTGAAAAGAATGACGAGGGTAACTTCACTGTATCTGCAAAGATTGTAACTTACAATTCTATAGAAGATGCAGAGTTCATTATTGATAAGAGTAAATCAAAGTTTGCAAGCACTCTAAGAAAGCTCAAGCCATATACAGCTCTTAAAGTCTTTGGCGATATCATGATAGAACATGATATTGAAGAAATTGAGGAAGATGACGATGACGGTTGGGGCGAAAGCAACCCTATGGATAGAGTGAACAATCCGACAAAGAGAATACTTCTTATTACTGGAGCTGATAAGGACAGTGTAGATACGGAACTTTATTCAGAGGAAATTATTGATAAGGCTATCGCAAAGACAAAGGCTACCGAAAATGCAAATAAGGACTTTGGCTCTGATGATAATGATTGGGGTTCTGTTTCAGATAATGATCTGACAGACGAGGACGATGAGTGGTAAATTGTTGCTACCCACCATTATTAACAACAAAACAATAATATAAAAGGAGATAAAAATATGCCTAGAGCAAGAATAGCAACACAGATACAGAGTAAACTTCAAATGTTAGCTTTTGGAGGGGCAGGTACAGGAAAATCTAAACTAGCACTTCAATTTGCTTATTTTAAAAGACCAGACGGAGAGCCATTTAGAGTTGTATATCTTGACCCTGAAAATGGTTCTGTTGATGATTATCTAGATGATCTTGTTAAGGACGGTATTGACCCAGGTAATATTTATATTGTTTATACTCAATCACTTGGCGAGGTAAGACAATATATTAACAAAGTTAAGAATAATGAGAATTTTTATGTTCTTGATGAAGAAGGCAACGAAACAGATGAAATTGTTGTTGATACATATGGCAAGCCGTTTAGAGCAGATGCAATTGTAGTTGATGGCACAACTATTTTAAATTTGACAACAAAACAAGCGTTAATTGAATTTTCTAAGAAAAGAAGTACAGTTAGAGCAAAGAAAAAAGAACTTACTGGAATGGAAAAGGCAGTTGCCATTGAAGGAGCAGGGCTTGAGCAAAAGGACTATCAAACTATCAATTTCAAGGGACAGGATTTGATACTTGACCTTATGTCTTGCGGTGTGCATTTTATTGTAACTGCGAGGGAAACTGACGAAAAGGTCAATATCACAGATAGTCATGGTAATACCACATCTGTTTCAACAGGTAAAAAAGTACCAGAAGGATTTAAGCAGATAGATTATAATGTTAAAACAGTTATTAGAATGTGCATTGACAAAGATGGTAATTATTATTCTGTTATCAGTAAAGACAGAACAGGTGTCCATAATAATGAAACTGTTGAAGATTTGTCACTTTTGGATTGGAAGGTTATCATTGATAGAACAAGTGGCGGACAGAATTTTTCTGTAAAAAACGACCTAACAAAAGCCGTTGCTATAGAACAGGATATTTACACAAGAGAAGTTTTAGGTAAGGTTGGAGAGCCAGTTAATAGTGTTGATGAAAACTTTGCCGAAAATCAGACAACAGAACTTCTTGATAAGATTTCAGCCGTTATGAAAAGTCTTAATCCTGTCGGTAAGACAAAGGCAAAGGAAGCTCTTTCAGCAGAAGATTTGCCTATTAAACCAACAGAAATGAAGAAAATCACCGATGTCAAAACTCTTGAAAGGGTTCTTGAAGTCATTTCAAAGATTTGATTTTTATAAATGAAGCAGTGAGGGTTATTCCCTCACTTGCCTTTATTTAGCTATTTTAATTAGGGCGGTGAAATAATTGGCAAAAAGAAGAACAAAAGAACAGATAGAGAAAGACAAGCAGGACAAAAAAACAAGAATACAGTTTACAGATTGGTTATACAAACAATATGATATTTCATTCTTGCCAAAATATTTTTTTATAAATCTTGATAAGGTATATAAAGGAACTTACAAGAATTTGAATAAACCTGTTCCTGTTGAAGATTTATGGGATATGTGGCGAAAGAAAATGTCATTTCTCCGCAAGGTACACGAGTGTAATACTCGTAAAGGTAAAAAAATCGAAGGTGCAGCGTTAGTTACATATGATCTCGCTATTATCCTATCTAAATATGATGGTTATTTGAAATGGAAAGAAGAACAGGCATTGGCTAAAACAGGTACAAGCGAAGAACAAGTTAATATAGATTATGAAAAAATGGCAACATCAAAGTCTCCCAAAGAACGTGATAAAAATAATGACAGCCTTGATATTGACAGCATCATTGATGAAATTTAGGTAGGTGACAAACATGGATATTATAACAAACGTTCCTACCGAAGTTCTATTTGTGGGTTGTATTTACAAACAGCCTGATTTGCTGGTAAATTACGGACAATATATCCGTAGTAAATACGATTTTTCAGATGAAGTTACACGATTTTTTTATGACTCAGCCGAAATAATCTATAAAACGAGAACACAAACATTAAATAAAACTACTATTTTAACTTATTTTTCAGAAGAGCCTGAAAGACTTTCTTTGTACAAAAAATATGGCGGTTGGAAAACTCTTGACAGTTGGATGAAAATTGCTATAACTGATGATATTGGTAAGTATCAGGAAATCATTAAAAAGTATTCTTTGTTGAGAGAGTATCAAAGAAATGGCTTTGATATTACAAAAATTGTACAACATAAAAAGTTTGAACAGTTTACGGCTTCAGACATCTATAGATTAATTAGAGGTAAAGCAGATAGAATACATACGGTGATCTTGACAAATCAAGAAGCCGAAATTCTGAATAGTCATATTAAGCAATCGCTTATTGCGTGTATGGAAAAGCCTGATTTGGGAGTATCGCTTCCCTTTCCTATTCTAAATGACATATTTAGAGGTTGTAAACTAGGCTCGACAATGGCTATTGGTATGCTTTCAAACGCAGGAAAATCACGATTTATGACAAAAATAATTGCCTATTTAACACTTGTCAAACATGAAAGAGTCTTTGTTATGCTTAATGAAATGGGTGTGGACGATCTCAGAAAGTGTTTAATTACAACGTGTATAAACAATGTTGAGTTTCAAAAGTTACACGGCATCAAATTAAAGAAGCCTGAAAAGGAATTAACACTTGGTCTATACAAGGATAAATCAGGTGAATACATATATCAGAAAACAGACGATTGGGGAGAGCCAACAGAAACTTTGCAAGAGTACATTCAAAGAGTCGCTGAAAATTCAGAGGAATATGTAAAAATAATGAAAATTGCTGAATGGATTGAAACAGAAACTAATGAACTTATTCTCGTTAAGGATATGGCTGGTGGTTATGACGATAAGACACTAGAGTTTGAAATAAGAAAAGCCAATCTAACTCATGGTGCGAAATACTTCTTTTACGATACCTGCAAGCAAGACACGCAAGCTACAGGAGATTGGGCAGCTTTAAAAGCAACGGTGACAAAACTCACTGATTTAGCAAAGCAGTTGAATATGTTTGGCTATCTTTCAATTCAGCTTACAGACGATACGGAGTTTTGTAAACCTGACGAGCTTAATTCTAATAATATTGCTAATGCAAAACAGCTAAAGCATATTATATGGACGATGACACTGTTTAAAGAAATATCTGTTGGAGATTTTCATAAATATCGCTATGTTCAGCATGATGCTGAATGGGGCAAAGATGTTGAATGTGAACTTAAAGTTGGCAAGAGGTATTATGTGGGCAATGTAGACAAAAACAGATTTGGTTGCAAAAAGAAAGTTGTATTTGAAGTTGACCTAGATTTGAACACTTGGTATGAAGTCGGAGAACTGAGAAGAAAGTGAGGATAAAATGGATATTTCTGTCCTCAAAGAAAAGATACTAGAGAACAATTATGTTCCTGTCATACTTGACGAAATAGGTTGTCACCATATTTCCTGTAAAGCAGGTTATGTTCAGTGCGGCAATCCTGATGGCGATAATCAAGGGGCGATCACTGTTTATCTCAATGAAGGTCTTTTAACTGTTGACTACACACGAGAAATACATAGTAGTTCAAACTTAGATACAATAGATATTTTTGACCTTGTGCAATTTTTTTGCAGTTGTACGTTTTATGAAGCTGTTCGCAAAGTTTGTAATTGGTGCGGTATTGACTATTATAAAGACGAATATAATGATTTGCCTGAAAGTCTAAAATTCACAAAATTTATTTCTGAAATGGCAGATGATGAGTCTAATTACGAAGAAATGCAACCTTTAAAGCCCATTAAGGAAAATGTTCTATCGTACTACTTCCCTGCCGTTAATGATTTCTTTTTAGGGGATAACATATCATACAGCACACAAATGCTGTTTGAAATAGGTTATGACGATGTTTCCAATCGAATTACTATTCCTGTAAGAGATGAAATGGGAACATTGGTAGGTGTTAAGGGTAGACTATTTTTAAAGCAAGAAGAAATGACAGAAGAAGAACAAAGAGTTAAATATATATATTTGGAGCGTTGCAACAGAGCTAGACTATTATATGGACTTTATTTATCCGAAAAATATATAGCTCGGACAGGCTATGTTTATGTGGTTGAAGCTGAAAAAGGTGTTATGCAACTTTGGAACATGGGAATAAAGAATTGTGTAGCAACTTGTGGAAAAAAAATAAGCCAATATCAAATAAATATGCTGATAAGGTTAAGTTCTCACATTATATTTTGTTTTGACAAGGACGTAACTTTAGACGAACTAAACGATATAGCCGATAAATTTTTGGATTGTATTCAGATAAGTGCTATTGTTGACACTGATAATTTACTAGAAGAAAAAGAAAGTCCAACAGATAATCCTGATAAGTTTAAACAGTTGATTGCCAAATACACGCAAGTTATAAAGAATGGGAAGTGAAACAACAAAACATGAATTATAAAATAATAGGCAATAATGATTATTACCATATTCCAATATCTATTTTTACTAATAGAGGAATAACTAACGTTAGTGAATACACTCATTTAACCGATGATGTATTAATTTCTTATGATAATCTTGATAATATTACTGAAGCGGTTCAAATGTTAGATAAACACATTAAAAGCAATAGTAAAATGGCGATTATTGTTGATTGCGATGTTGACGGTCAGTGCAGTGCTGCTATGATGTATTCTTATTTGAAAAGGCTTAACAAAGAAATTGATATTACATATCTGATACATTCTGGAAAGCAACATGGTATTTCTTCTGAGATAGAAATACCTGAAAGCACAAAATTGTTGATTGTTCCCGATGCAGGGAGCAATGATACTGAACAATGCAAACAGTTGACAGAACAAGGTATTGATATACTTGTTCTCGATCACCATGATATTGAAAGAACAAACCCATATGCGGTTATAGTAAATAATCAGTGTAGTTCAGAATACTCTAATAAAAACTTGTGTGGTGCAGGAGTGGTCTATAAATTTCTACAAGCACTTGATGATTATTATTGGAACGACTATGCCGATGACTACCTTGACCTTGTGTCACTAGCTAATATATCGGATATCATGGATTTACGTTCTTTTGAAACAAAAAGGCTTATTGATAAAGGTCTTTATAATGTCACAAATAAATGCTTTGAAGAATTTATTAATGCTCAAAATTATTCCATGAAAGGTAAGGTCAATCCTCATACTATTGCATTTTGCATTACTTCTCTGATAAATGCCATGTGTAGAGTCGGTGATATGGAAGAAAAGGATTTGCTTTTCAGAGCGTTTATCGAGCAGGACGAAGAAGAATTTGAATACAAAAAACGTGGCGAAATTGAAAATACAAAAGAAAATATCTATCAAAGAGCTGTAAGACTCTGTAAAAACGCTAAATCAAGACAGGATAATCAAGTGAAAAAGTTACTTCCTGCGTTAAGGAAAAGCGTAAACAATGACGAAAATACAGTTTTGTTCTTAAAGGGCAACAATATTCCAAGTGTATTTTCTGGATTAATAGCCATGAAAATGGCTAGTTATGCGAAAAAACCTTGCTTAATACTCCGCAAAGACGAAGAAAATAATGTATATAGAGGGTCTGCTAGAAACTTTGATAACAGCTATGTGCTAGATTTAAAGGCTGAGTTGCTTAAAACAGATTTGTTTAATTGGTGTCAGGGTCACGCAAATGCTTTCGGTTTTGAGATAAAAGCTGAGAACGTGGCTGAAGCTATTAAAGTTTTAAATAAAAATATTAATTCAGACAATCCTTTACCAATAGATTTTTGCTTTGATTATGACGAATTTAATATTGGAATGATTTCCGATGTTACATCACTGGAGAATTGTTACGGTACAGGAATTAAAGAGCCATTATTTGTCATTAATAATATAGTTTTGGAGCATAACCAAGGCGTTGTCATGGGTAAAAATGAAGATACATGGAAGTTTATTACTGATGATAACATTGCAATAATTAAGTTTTGTAATCCTAGTGACGATAAAGTATTAGACTTTTTGAACGGATATGATGATGAAATTTGTATTAATGCTCTATGCCAGCTCAATGTTTCTGAGTACAAGGGTGTAATTACCCCTCAGATAGTTATTTTAAAATACGAGGAGGCTAAAAATGTATAGTTCTTTGCATGACCATACCATGTATTCGTTATTGGACGGCTATGGCACACCAAAAGAAATGCTTGAGCAATGTCGAAAAGTCGGTATTAAAGCATACGCAGTTACGGAACATGGCAACCAATATTCATGGATATATTTCGATCAACTATCTAAAGAATATCCTGATATTAAGCTGATATATGGTGTAGAGCTGTATGAATGTTTCGATACGGCTGTAAAAGATAAAAACAATAAGTATTTTCATCTTATCGCTCTCGCAAAAAATGAAAATGGCAGAAAGGCTTTAAATAAAATTATCACTAAGTCAAATCTTGAAAATTTTTATTTTAAGCCTAGAGTACAGATTTCAGATATTGCTCCGTATGCAGAAGATTTAATTATTTGTTCTGCTTGTTTAGCTTCAAAATTAGCTAAAGAAGATGATTTTAACACTTGTGTTAAATATATTGAAGAATACAAATCGTCATTTCCTAATTTCTATTTGGAAATGCAATCCCACACATCAGAGGAGCAGGTTAATTACAATAAAAAGATTTTGAAACTATCTGAGACAACAAACACACCATACATAATTACTACAGATAGCCACGCAGCCACAAAGGAAGATTTATACTATCAGGGTAGGCACGTTCAGATAGCCCACGACACTGAAACAATGTCAGAGAGCTATGAGGGCTGTTATCTGCAAAGTGAAGAAGAAATTCATGCAACTATGGATAAACAAATTGGTGCAGATAACGTTATAAAAGGTTTAAATCAGACTAATGCTTTAGCTGATATGATAGAAGAAGTACATATGCCTTTTCAAGACCCACAGTTACCGACATATCCCCTGCCAAGTGGCTATGACTCTAATAACGAATTTCTTTTACACCTTATTAATGAGGGGTGGAAAACTAGAAATTTTGACAAGCTTTCTAAAGAAGAACAGAAGATAATGAAAGATCGACTAGATTATGAAATGAACATTATTCATCAAATGAATTTTGACGGTTATTTCATTATTGTATGGGACTTCATAAATTATGCAAAAACTCACAAAGTTAAAATAGGTTCAGGACGTGGTTCAGGTGCAGGAAGCCTTGTATGTTATACGATAGGTATAACTGACCTAAACCCTATCAAATATGGATTGATTTTTGAGCGTTTCCTCAATCCTGAGAGAGTTTCAATGCCAGATTGATTTTCGGTCGAGCATATGGGAAACCATATGTGCTAAGTGTGGTGAACTTATAAAATATAGGGTGTTAATTAAACAATTGTTATAATTGTAACCGCAGGAAATGGCGGTGTGTTAATTAGCTAACAGGGAATATCTAAGTCGTTCTGTCTGACGATATGACAATCCTGTGCGAAGTTATATTTTATGATTTAATAAAAGGTATAGCACTTTGTCAAGTCATAAGTATAAAACGTCAAACGACTAGCTCAATGGAGCGTAGGGTCAAGTGAAATTCTTGGCTCGAAGTGCCACACACCTAAACGTATTGTTACAAGTGTAATACGCATGGTGAAGATATAGTCTATTCATTGCAGAAATGTAATGTAGTAAAGTTGGACATCGATGTTTCAGACAGACCTACAGTAATAAATTATCTCATTGATAAATATGGTGAAAATCGTGTTTGTCAGATTATAAACTTCTCGTATATAACACCTGTTGTAGCCATAAAAGATGTTGGTAAAATACTAGGTTTTAAATATGATGAAAGGGATAAACTATCCAAAAAGTTTTCGTACAATACATTCCAAGAGTGTATTGACAACAATATAAGCTACTTATCTGAACACCCTGAGTACAGTGAGTTGTTGGATATAGCAGGCAAATTAAGTGGTAGGGTTAAAACAGTTAGCTGTCATGCAGGCGGTGTCGGTATTGTTGATACTGATATTAGCGATTATATGGCAATGAAATTAGGCTCTGACGGTGAACACGTCATTCAAGTTGATAAAAGGCTTGTCGAACAAATAGGTATCATTAAATTTGACATTTTGGGTGTACAAACTTTAAAAATGGTGCAGGAAATTCAAAATGATTTGCACTTATCTGAGTACGATATAAATATCAACAACCCAAAATTTGAAAATGATAGAAGTCCTTTTGAACTGTTAAACAAAGCATTAACGAATGGTGTGTTTCAGGTAGAAAGTGCAGGTATGAAAGACCTGTTGCTCAGACTACAAGCAACTAATATGGAAGATTTGTCGGCTGTTTTGGCATTGTATAGACCTGATTCAATGGGAGCTTTGGAGGAGTTTATTAAATGCAAACATGATCCTTCACTTGTCACCTATATACACCCCGACATGAAGCCTATTTTGGAAAGCACTTACGGCTGTATGATCTATCAGGAACAACTTTTGGATATTGTAAGAACTTTTGGTGGCAGAAGCTACGGTGGAGCTGACTTATTCCGCAAGGCAATAGGCAAGAAGAATATTGAACTTGTTAAACAAGAGTCAGAAAAATTGTACCAAGAAATTATTGACAATGGATATTCTCATGAAATTGCCAAAACGATTAGTGAAGAATTGAAAACTAAAGGTGGCTATCTGTTCAACAAATCACATAGTTATAGCTACGCTGTTCTATGCTTTCAAACTGCTTATTTAAAAATAAATTACCCTGTTTATTTTTTCAAAGCACTATTTAATTTGAACAAAGATAAGGCAGGCATGGTAAACAAGTACATAGTAGACTCTAAACAGTTTGGAGTATCTGTTTTACCACCTCATATCAATAAATCGCTAGTCGATTTTTCTATTTACGATAACAATGTGCTGTTTGGTTTTTCTGCGATTACAGGCATTGGTGAACGAATAGCCCAAGAGATTGTTGCTGAGCGTGAGAAGAACGGCAAATATAAAAAACTTCCAGACTTGCTATCAAGAACAACGCTAACAAAAACTCAGATTATTAGCCTAATCAAGTCAGGTGCAATACCTACGAAAGATAAAAAGAGTTGTTTGTTAAAGTATTTGAAGTCATTGTATAAACCATTAGAGTATAAAGAATTGTCTAAGTTACCAACGTATAACAAACTTATTGTCGAGTATGATATTGATATTGAAAAATATCGCATTGGTAATGGTAAGTATGACTATGACAAAGATCTGTTACTCACTCTTGTAAATCAGAAAAAGAAAGAAAAGTTTGACCTACAGCAAGAAGATAGGTTGAAACAATTTCTTTTAACCAATAACAAATATCTTGAAAACGCTGATTTTTGGGAGTTTGAAGCATTACAGATATTTATACACAATAATCCATTTGAAGAAGCACTTCCCTATTTAACAACGGCATTTGAAGCCGTTGAGAATGATAATGATTGCGTTATTGTAGGTGTTATTTCCAGAGTACAAAAGAAAAAGGACAGAAATAAAAAACCATTTGCTTTTGTGAATATTTACTCCACTTTCGGTATCATAGAGGGTGTTCTTTGGAATAGTCAACTTGTACAGTATGAAGATCTAGCCAAGAAAGGCTCTCAAGTTGCTATTAAATGCAGAAAAACAGACGAAGATAAGGTTACAATACAAGCTATGCGACCATATGCTGAGTGGCTTTCAGAAAGGAAGAAAAGACATGGCAGAAAAAATCTATAAGTTTAAAATCGTTCCTCAACAGGAGCGATTTTATAACGAAAATAGCAATTGGGGAGTGTACATATTCACAACAACTTCTGATGATATTCCATATTTTTATGATTGTTATGACGATCCCTTTGGTGACAATCCAAAGCAGTTAAGAGGTAGCACATTGGCAGGTAAAATGCAACGCTTGACAATCGGTGTCGAGTACAATGCTGAGGTTACTTGCTCTTTTAACAGTAAATATAATTCGTATCAGTATACACCAATCTCCATTACTGCAAATGTGCCTAAGACAGAAGAACAACAAATAGCATATTTGAAAACTCAGGTCACAGAACTGCAAGCAAAAAACATTTTAGCTGTCTACCCAAATGTAATTGATGATGTTATTCATAATAGAGAAATTGATTTTACAAAAATCAAGGGTATAGGCGAAAAGAGTTGGAATAGGATAAAAGATAATATATTGAATAACTATGTTATTTCAGATATCCTTATTATGCTTCAGCCGTTGGGTGTAACATATGCCATGATAGCCAAATTGATCTCCAATGAACCTAACCCTCAATTATTGAAGGAAAAGTTACTTGACAATCCTTACATCATGACAGAAATTCGTGGTTTGGGTTTTAAGAGAGTCGATGATTTGGCGTTGAAGTTAAATCCAGATATCAGGATATCAACCAAAAGAGTTGTGGCATTTGTCAAGTATTATCTTGAGTGTGTTGGAAATAATGACGGTCATTCATATGTGCTAGAGTCAGTATTGGATAGTGCAATAAGAGATAACATAAACGATTGTTATGAAATGTACGAGAGCTTTAAATCCGCACAAAAGCAACATGAGATATTTCTACATTTTGAGGACGATAAGGTAGGACTATTACGCCAATACAAAACTGAAATATCTATTTTGGATATTCTAAAAAATCTCAATGAACAAGAAACAAACTATAAAATTAACATTGAAAATGGTATCTCAGAAGCAGAAAGAGAACAAGGTTTTTGCTATACAGACGAACAAAAACAAGAGATATATAAGGCTTGCAACAGCCCTGTAGTGCTTATAACAGGTAGAGCAGGAACAGGTAAAAGCTCGATTTTAAGAGGACTCACAAAGATATATAAAAGTTATTCTATATCAGCTTGTGCTTTGTCTGCTAAAGCTGCAATTAGGATAACCGAGGCAACAGGTTTGTTTGCAAGTACAATTCATAGGTTGCTTGGTTTTAACAAGATAGGTTTTGTTTATAACTCTAACAACAGATTGTCTAGTGATATTATCGTACTTGACGAAGCTTCAATGGTTAATTCGTCATTATTTTATAGCTTGGTTTCTGCTATAAAAGAGGGTGCAAAAGTAATTATTGTAGGTGATGACGGTCAGTTACCACCAATAGGCTGTGGCAATATCTTTCATGATTTGCTTAATTGTAATGCGTTTACTTGTTGTAAACTGACTAAGATTTTAAGACAGGCTCAAAAGTCAGGCATTATTTCGGACTCAGTTAAAATTAGAAATGGAGAAAACCCATTGCCTGAACCAAAACTAAAAGTTGTTACTGGCGAACTACAAGACATGACCTATATGTTTAGAGAGAGCCGTGAAGGTATGCGTGAATTGGCTATTAAATTGTATACAATGGCAGCTAAGAAAGACGGCTATGATGAAACGATTATTTTGACACCTTGTAAAAAGGACAGGATAAATAGCTCTTTTGAAATTAACTCTATTTTACAAGATATGATAATTCCACCCGATACTGCACCTGAGATCAGGTATGGTAATAAGACATTTCGTCTTGGGTCGAAAGTTATTCAAAGAACGAATGACTATGATAGAAATGTTTTCAATGGAGAAATGGGTTATATTACAAAAATTGAACAGACAATTAAAGACGGTAAGAAGCAGAATGTTGTTACAATTAAATTTGCCGACAAGGAAATTGATTTCTTACAAAATGATTTAAGTAGTATTGAGTTGGCTTACTGTCTGACTTGCCATTTAACGCAAGGTAGCGGTTTTAAGAATGTTATCGTACTGATCGACAATACCCATTATAAACTGCTCGATCGCTGTATGCTTTATACTGCGATTACCAGAGCTAAAACCAAATGTGCATTGATTGCCGAGCCTAGTGCTTTTCAGAGATGCTTGAAAATGCAGGCTTCACAAAGAAATACTTGGTTAAGCTTATTGGGCGGCTAATATATAATTAACAAGTTTATCTAGCAAACTTTGTATACTTTGCCATATTGACAACTATTAATTAGTGCATTATAATATGAGTATACCATTAAACGAGTACACTTGAGTATATACCTATTATTAATTAAGTGCGTTTTATATGCACTCACTATCATTCGAGTACGCTTGTTAGAGATAGAGAGGGTGATGATATTGACACAAAAGATAAAAGCTTTGTTTTTTAAGATAAAGAATTTTATAAAGTATAAGAGATAGGAGAAATTATTATGAAAGAAATGATCTATCAAAATCATATACAGAACAGCTTATAAAAAGTTGATTTTATTCAGAAAGGAAATACATATGTCAGAGTTTAAACAAACAATTACTGTTGAAACCGAAAGAAAGACTGGCGAAACTGTCATAAGAATATCCAATCCAAAATTTACAACCGATGAGCCTACGGTAAAAGGTACAATCGTTGGTGACGTGGCAAATAAATCAAGTGAACCAAAGATAACAGATGAGCAGAGAACTGTTTTGGAAGGACTTTATTTACTTGGTTACAGATACTTGGCTTGTAATTGTATTCATAATGCTTTGATGGCTTATAACACACGCCCTTGCAAATTAGAAGCAATATGGTATGGTGAAATGTATCAAATTAGTGTTAATAGCATTACAAAGATATTAGAAAATCTTTGTTCTTGGAAAGATGAAAAACCAACTTCGATTGAGTGGTTGCTAGGCAAAAAAGATAAGAATGAGTAATATAAAAGTTTTCTTTTATTGAGGTAAATATGAAATGCTTATAATATCACAAGATAGAACTCAAATAATAAATACAAATACATTGATATCAATATGGATAGAATCTTCTGTAAAACACGAAACAGTTGTTATTCGAGGTATTATAGACTATGATGCAAGTTCGTTTGGAATAAATATGGGAGAATATACGAAGGAAAAAGCTGAATTAATTATGGTTAAAATTATGAAAGCTGTTGATGAAGGAAAGAATCTATATTTCATGCCAGAGGGAGATGATAATAATACTAGAAATAAATAATATATACAATATGGATTGTATAGAAGCTTTAAAACAAATGGATAATAATTCTGTTGATATGTTCTTTGTAGATTTACCTTACGGAGTTACTGCTAAGAATAAATGGGATAATATTATTCCAATAGAACCTATGTGGGAACAAGTTATAAGAGTAGCTAAACCTACTACACCGATTTTATTTTTTGGACAAGATAAATTTACAGCTAAAATGATGTTATCTCAACTTAAATTACATAGATACAACATTATATGGGAGAAAACAACTCCTACAGGACACTTAAATGCAAAGAAAATGCCTTTAAGAATACATGAAGATATTATGGTGTTTTATCAAAAACTTCCTACCTACAATCCACAAAAGACAACAGGGCATAAACGTAAAATAAGTACCGCAGAAAATAAAATAAATTGTATTAAAACATCTAATTATGGCGATTTTGGTCTTACAACTTATGATAGTACAGAACGTTATCCAACAAGTATTTGGAAATTTGCTACAGATAAACAACAAATATCTCTTCACCCTACACAAAAACCTTTAGACTTATGCAGGTATGCTATTCGTACTTATTCTAATGCAGGAGATTTAGTGGTTGACTTTTGCTGCGGGTCAGGAACTATCCCTAAAGCTGCTCAACTAGAACATAGAAACTACATAGGTATAGATAATGGTGTCTGTGAAAGAAAAGGTAAATTTGAAGGTTGGTATTGGGCAGATATAGCTAAATATAGACTTAAAAACATGAATGAGTAATACATAAAATGTTATTTTAAGGTAGATAGACAAAGGAGGAAAATAAATGAGGTATCAAGGTGGCAAAAGCAGAATAGCTAAACCGATTGCATCAGCAATCGAGAGAGAGAGAGAGAGCAATAATACGTTAGTATCTTTGTTTTGTGGTAGTTGTTCGATAGAATCCAAACTTGCACCTAATTTTGATAGAGTTATTTGTAATGATAAGCACAAATATCTGATTGAAATGTTTAAGGCTTTACAGAATGGATATGAATTGCCTGAATATATTTCTGAAGAACAATACAAATACATAAGAGAACATAAAGATGAAGATATGGCACTTACAGGGTTTGTAGGATTTGGGTGTTCATTTGGTGGTAGATTTTTTGAAGGCTATGCAAGGAATAAAGAAAACACTAATTATGCCTTGCAAAGTAAAAAGAGTGTTTTAAAAGATATGCAAACACTGTGGAACGCAGAATTTACTTGCCTTGATTACAGAGATGTAATTATTCCTAAAGATTCGGTTGTATATGCTGACCCACCATACAATAATACAAAACCTATTAACAGAGAAAGTTTCAACACACAAGAATTTTGGGAATATATGCGTAAAATTAGCAAAGATAATATGGTTTTTATATCTGAATTAAATGCACCTGATGATTTTAAATGTATTTGGGAAAGACCATTTACAAGAACATTAGATAGAAATAAAAATAATCAATTTAAAGTGGTTGAAAAATTATTTATACACAAAGAATAAAAATTTAGTTTTATTTATAGAAAGAGGTAGAATATGACGACGAAAGAGGAGATTTTGGAAGCAGCAAAGCACTGCGTAGAAACAGTAAGTAATTGTGACAATTGTCCGTTTCGTATTAATAAAACAGGTTGTGAACTTATCTTCGCCAATTACATAAAAGAAAATGAGTCTAAACCTGTAATAAAAAATATACCTTCGGCAGAAAGCAACACTAACACTATTTGCGAAAACGCTAAAATAACTGATGTATCACTGGGAATAGGCGACCATTGTTGTCTTACCTTTTCTATAGTATTTAAAGGCTTAGGCTGGGGAGCTAGTTTTGGCGGTTATAACTTAGCTTTTTTCAACGGAACATCGTTTGAAGGTTCTGAAAAGGGACTTGAAGCACTTACAAGAATTATGGATGTTGTGGGTGTTGCAAAATGGGAAGATATAAAAGGTCATTATGTTAGAGTAAAACAGGAAGATAGATTAGTTGTCGGAATAGGAAATGTCATTGAAGATAAATGGTTTGAACCGAGAGAGTTTTTCAAAGGAGATTGAAAAATGAGTAAAAAAATATACATGACTTACCTACACGTTGCGTAGACCCTGTAATGAAGTGCTGTCAGGATTGTGCTTGGGGATATCGTGAATATGGTGATGACGTGGAATGCTCTGCCGACCTAGCAGGTTGTTGTTTTGAATGTGGTTGTACACTCGGTTTTGACCAAGGCAGACCTGAGGACGAGCCGACAGATGAAGAACTGCAAGAGTTTAAGAAGGCGTTTGAAAGTTACTGGAAGGAGAATAGCAAATGTCAAGATATATTGACGCAGAAAAATTAACAGACAGCATATTTGATTGGGAT